CTCGTTCGACTCGGGGTTGAAGAACTCGCGGCTGCGGTGGATCTTGAAACCCTTCTTTGCGTCTGCCGACATGGCTGCTGTAGCAATCTTCTCTGGGTCTCCAGAAAGCAACGCTGACTTCATTCCCTGAAGTTCTGGAATATCGGATGCAACAATCTCAGGACCAAGCATCCCGCCGTATGCTTCACCTGGAGTTCTGAGATTGTCTTCGTAGGCACGGACTATCGGAGCGTCTATGTCAAGACCGATCGAATCTGCGAATTCACGAACCTCGTTTTGAAGTCTCACCTCGCGTCTATCCGGGTCTGTTTCAGAGTCGATCTCAAGCTGTTTGATGTTCGCTCTCTGGCCGATAACAGACACGGTTTCCAATGTGTCCTTCAGCATGTCCATCTTGGCTTTCGCGTCGGCCATCCTCTTCGCTTCGATGCCCTCTGGCGTCGTCGCCATGTAGTTCTGGAGGGCGAGGTTGCTTCCAGGAGGATTGAACATCGTGTTCATTGTCATGAATCTGACGAGGTAAGGAACGTCCTTGCCACCAACCATTCTCTCCTTCGTGCTCCAATCGGCATAGGGAGACTTCTGAGGCTGCTGCTGGGGTACAGAAGGAGTAGCCTGCTGCTGGGCCTGCCGAGCCTTCAACTCCTCCAGACGGCCACGGCTCAACTCAAGCTCCACCAACTTTTCTTTTACGAGATCCTGAGACTTCTCTACCTCTCGCAGGATCTCATCGGTGCTCCTGCGCTGGGTAGTAGCGGGCATCTGGCGAGTCGCCTCTCCTTGGGGCTCCGGCTGCATGACAGGAGTAATCGAACCCTCGTCTCCGAGATCCTTGTTCGAACCACTTGGAGGAGCAATCTGGGGCGAGGAAGACTCTCCCTTGCTGGACAGGGCTAGCTGCGGAGCGTCTACTCCGATAGGGGTGGGAGTTTTCCTGCGCTGGGCATCCAAGATGTTGGATGAAGCGAGAAGAACCAATTCGCTCGGTATCTCTGGTTCCGCCTGCAACCCCAAACCTGCTTGCTGCGGAGTGAATTGCGGAGGCTGGGAAAGAGGAGGCAATGTAGCAGATTGAGCCGGAGGACCGGTTTTTCCGAGATTAGACACGTAATCGTTAGGAGCGTAACCGCTTTCTCCAGGAGTTACATACCACTTCCAAAGGTCACCGAAGAGACTGCTTTCCTCTGCCATTGTGGATTACCCATCCTCAAATAGCGGCTATGGCCGCCAATCCAGTTCCCACATCTCCCATCGACACGCCTCCGCTCGAGCTAGATCCAGACGACGTACTGAACTGTCCGATTTGCGGCTTGAACGCCTGCTGGAGATTCGCGAACGGCTGCCCGACTCCGTAGAGATTCAATCCGAGCTGACCTGTCTGACCGAACAGGTTAAGACGATTCTGCTGCGCCTGTTGCTGAAGTTGCTGGTTGAACTGCAACGCAGACTGGTTGAGTTGCTGCTGGTACTGAGACAGGGCTGCCTGGCTTTGGTTAGCAGCAAGCGGGAAGTTCAACTCGGCCTGAGCCTGCTCACCGCGCAATCCAGTGACGAGTTGTCCGTACTGGCGAGCCATCTCTTTTCCTACCTGAAACCCACGGTCCTGAATCGGCGTGTCCGTAGGACGTAGACCACGAGACGGGGCAAGCTCCTGAGCGATCATCTGCAAGGCATCCTGCCCGAACGCCTTGATGTCAGACTCTCCTCGCTGGATCTGCGCTTCCGTTGCTGCGTTGATGAGAGCCTTCTGCTCGTCAGTCGCACCGGTTCCACCTCGAATTCGCGCAAGCTCCGTCTGAAGCAGCTCATCCTGGGCCGCGTACATCTGATCTTCCCGAGCGATCTGGTCGAGCATTCTCTGGCGCTGCTGCTCAGGAGTGAAAAGTCCGGCTTCCACTTGCTGCTGCTGAAGCATATTCGCAAGAACCGGCTCGATTACCTGGAACGCACGCTGTTGAAAATCAGCTTGGTTCACCAGCGTCTCGAACTGCTTCTTTACTATATCTAGGTTGATTCCCTGAAGTTCCTTTTCCAAATCGCTGAACTTCATTTGGTATGTTCGAGACATGCTTTTTTGTTTCGTAGAGCTTCCACTCATTGCCTTAGACCTCGAAAAACCATGTGCCCTTCTGATATCGGAATCCAACCTCGATCGGCAGCGCATTCGAAATAGGACTCAAGTTCGTATGGGATCATCGACGAAACAGCCTGAGATCCGAACATCCAGATAATGGCCGTGGCGTGTTCTACTAGCTTCTTGACGACGATTCCCCTATGGATGAATTTCAGAGACGGATCTACGGACAGGATTTCGATACGACCGATCGGCTTGGCCGGTACGACTTGAATGCACCCAATGATTTTCCCGCAGTCTTCTGCCACCATCCAATTCGGCTCTAGATCCGACCAGTCGATTTCGAATCCATCCCATTGAAAGAAGTCGTTCTTGCGCATCAACTCTGCCACGGCGTCACCATCGTCGTTCTTCGCCATCCTGATCGTAACGTCCCGGTGGCCCATCAGTCGTCTCGTCCTCTCGTATCTATCCATCCCAATGTTGCTGCCCTTATATTATCGACGGTGATAGAAGCATCGACGCGAACACCTACTTGAGAAGATGTATCGGTGCGAACATAAAGCGTGTTCATTTGAGGATGCTGCTCCCCTCCCTCAGCAACTCCTGTCAACGTCGCAAGCGGTGCGGCTGAGTTAGTCGGAACCTCATCATTCGCATCTGGAGAAGATATATACACGTACCAATCAGTAGTGCTCAAATCGAAAGCATACGCATTCAAATGCGCGCGAGTCTTGACGCCTGGTGGAGTTGACAAGGCGTTCAATGAGCGCGCTCCAGGCGCAACATTTGTTAGATTTATGTCTAGTGGAGAGTCATTCCAGAGAAATTCATCTCCATGTTGAGAAAACGAAATGATATCTTTTGTTGCACTGGTAAGAACAGATCCGATTCGTCTGTACGATGTGTAGGAAGAATCAGCAAGCAGGTTTGTCGCACTGATGTCCTTGTCGAAGCCTGCGTCGCATGTTCCTGAACCGTTCTCTATGACGAATACGTGATACCAGGTGCTCGCCTCGCAGTCTCCTCCGCCAGTGGCAAAGTCCGTAGCGTTGAGACCTCCGCCGGCTCCAGCCGCCCATGTTGTATCAATATCCTTCGCGAGACTAGCTGCCAAGACGATATTTGCATCATTCGCCGCGCTTCTGCATTCTCCAGCAGCGATTGTGATCGTGTTCGCGTCTGTTCTGGTCATCTGTAGACCAGCAAGATATGCGCGCGGAAGAGGGAAGACGGTTGTTGTCGTATTTCCAGCACCGATCACATTCGACGCGAGAGAGAGCGTACCGCCACCGTCCGTGACCATGACGTAGTTACCGGCTGCTCCGTCTGCATCGGGAAATACGAGAGGAACATCTCCGAGCTTTAGGGTTCCAGCACCTTTCCCAGCGATCGTCAGACCTGCATCTGCGCCAGCCGCCCCACCGGTAATCGTCGCGTCAGCCGCCGCAGCCGCGCTCGTGATCGTCACCCAGTTTGTCGAGGTCGCCACGGAATCCAGAACCAGCATCGGCTCTGCGTCCTGGTTCTGGAGCGTGATTCCGATGTCAGACTCACCCGTGCAGGCAATCGTCGGGTTGGCACCAGTAGCAGCGTTGGAGATCGTAATCTCATTGACGGCCGTCGCGACCGCGTTGAGGATAAGGATCTCCTCACCCTCGCTATTTTCGAAGTCGATCCCGGTATCCGCCTCCCCGGTGCAAGAGATCGTCGGATAGAGACCAGTAGCCGCGCTGGTGATCGTGATCTCGTTCACGGCGTCCGTAGTGGCCGCGAGAATCAGCATCTCCTCGGCGTCTGCGGCGTCGAACCGAATTCCCTTGTCTGCCGTACCACGAACCATGATCCGAACGGGATTCGCAGTAACCGTACCGATGATGTCGAGACAGTTTACCGTGCTCGCGGTCGTACCGTCGATCCTCAGTACGTCAACACCTCCGGCAGCAAAGTCGATCCTATCATCCGTGTCGGCCGTGATCGTCGTGTCGGCATCTGTATCTAGCGTAATGACGTTCGCTGCTACTGCTAGCGTCCCAGTAAGCGGAGAGATCAGAGACATCGGAGTGTTGAGGATGTTGTTGAACTCCGTGTTGAGATCAGAGGCTTCTAGAATCTCTCCGTCGATCCATACTTTTACTCTAGCGAGAGCCATCAGTCGTTCTCCCACGCATTCGAGCCGCGATCGATCAGCGCCGAGATCGAGTGGACTTCAAGGTCTTCGTTCTTCTTCGAGTTCATCACTCCGAGGCTAACGGATCGGAACTGTCCGCCCTCTTCCAGTGACAAGAATCTGTACTTGAAAGTAGAACCGGCTAGCGTATCAGTTCCAAGAACGAACGTACCGAGCGGGACGCCAGTCGCTCCTTGAGTAAACTCCTGACTCTGCTCAGAGGCGTTGTCCCTCTGCCACGTAAAGAACGCTGTAGATTCTGATCCCTTCGGGCTGATTCCAAGTCCTGCTCTGTGCATCACCTTCATGTTCTCAGGAGCGCCATAGTCTAGATACGGAAACTTAGTGATCGAATGGATGTTTGTCGTTCCGTCTATGTTGCGCGTAGATTGCTGAAGTCTCCGAACATACCCATCATTCGACCCACCAAAGATCGTAGGAATTCCACCGTCCACGATTGTCGCAAGAGAGCCAGAAGTGAACGCATCCCACTTCGACCAGCGCACAGGATTGAACCTATAGTCCATCATCAAGTGGATGTTGTTCGTAGTCGATGCGTCCGTTGGAATCGTGAACAACACGTACCCACGAACGGAGTCATTCGCGGCCCATGCGTATCTTAGGCGAGTTCCGTTGATGTGCTGCCTGAGCCATCCGTTGATCGGCCTAGAGAGAGCGGACTCGTTGAAGTCACCATAGGCAGCCGTGGCCCGCAGGGAGTGAACACTTCCGTCAGACCACATGAACCCGATGTCGTCCATGAACTGAAAGATCGTGTTGTGCCACACGGCACCCAGACCACGAACGTAAGGAAACGGCTTGCCAAACGAGTCAGAGCCAGTAGGAGCAGACCCGACGATTCGGTGGATGCTTCCCTTATACGGACCCTTGAAAACCCACAGGTCATCCTTGTAGGACGCAAGACCTGTAATTGCATCTCCATCCTGCGGGTCGATGTCGATGTACCCTGTTCCAAGACTCGTCCAGTCCTCAGGATCGACATACGCGCTGTAATAGAGCCGTGAAGGAGTTGCCGTAACTCCAGCCGCCCAGACGCGATTCTTGTGCGTGCAGGAGAACGCGAAGTTTGGTGCGCTCGCATGAAGCACGGACAGAGCTGTCTGGTTGTACTTCATCGGGACGTTGCTAACGGAACCGATAATGAGCCAGTCGTCGAACGTGTTGTACGAGCAGACAGAATCGTCAGTAAGTGCACCAGTGACGGCCGTACTGATATCAGAAAAGTTCCCGTCAAGGTTGGCTGCATAGATCGCTGTTCCTGCGTTCATTACGATCTTCTGCGACGCGGATCCTCCAGCACCCTTCCAGTAATCGGACAGCCCGATGATCTCCGCACCGCTGGCAGCTTGGGTCGCGTTCATGCGGACTGTTCCGCCGATCTTGTGCGTACCTCCGTCCATCTCGAAGTAGTTGTTCCGGTTCTCCTTGAGGAACGGCACAACCACACGATTCGCAGCATCGACACCAACGTCAGCGATATGGCCGTAATCCGTAGCCCAGCCACCTCCAAAGACGTGATGGATCATTTGCGCTTTCGACGGCACCAATCACTCCATTCTGTCGAAACGCCCGTTCAAGTCGTATCGCCCGAAGCCACCAGACCACGGGCTTTTCGCGCGTCTGCGATAGGTTCCAACCCTGGGAACGAACCGAGGCTTCGCGCCTCCAATTTCCTGATCCCCGATGATGCGGAGCATGATCTTCGAATACTCGTTCATCGCTTCCTGGGAGCGCGCATCGTCATGCTTGTCTCGATACCAGTGGGCTAGAGCATGGAAGACGATCGCGTGCCGATACTGGAGCGGCATGATCGGCTCGTCGCTGTCAGAAGACATGCTGGCCTGCTCGACTCCGAGATTCGTCCGCGCGAGGTTAGACGTGACGTAGCTGTATCGAACCATCGTCGCTTCACTCGGAGGAGGATGAAAACGAACGCGCCTAACGTCCGTCTGTGGAGTCGTCCATGTTCCGGTCTCGTCGGCTACATACGTCGCCGTGATGACGAATTTCAGACCAGTGACAAGCGTGATTGTCCACGTCCCGTTGTAGCTAGTCGTTCCAGCGATCGTTACATGGTCTCCATCTGCGAGCGTATTGTTCGTCCAGACGGTTGTTCCGCCACCGACGGAAGTAGTGCTCGTGATGGTCCCGGAGTCCGATGTCTTGATCGGTCGGTATGTGAGCGTCGCGATAACAGGCTTTCCAGTTACCTTGTTTGATGGATACCGACGGCGGAACTCCGTCCTGCCGATCAAATCGATGCTCGCCTCAGAGTCGAACTTCTGCTGGTCGATCGGACGAAGGAAGTCTGTAGCGAGCGTGTACTCGTCTTCGAAGTAGACGTAGGTTCCATCCGTAACGTCGTCCTGAACGAAGTCGCTTGTGAGCGTTGCTGTCGTGTCAGATGTAACAGCGTCGATCTCATAGACTTCGTTCCCTCCGTTGATGACGATCTTCCCGCCCGACCGCATGTTGGCTAGACCGAAAGCGTTCGCCGTATCCCACGCTGTACCGGTTCCAGTGAGAGCCGTGTCCCCTTGAGTTACGGTAACAGTCCCGGTCGTGTACTGCGGCTGGGTAACGAGAACAGCGATCCGCTCGGCCCACGGATACTTCTCTCCCTGCCCGAGATGAATGTCATGGAGAGCGATGTTGATGTACCGCTTCGCCTGCGTCACCGTGGCGGACTGGCCCGTATCCTCGCGGGCACGGTTCATCATGTCCGTATAAAGGTCGCTGAACGTCGTTACCTGGCTCGTGCTGCTCACGTACTCATCCTAGTTATTGCAATGAACGAGAACCCGAGGTGTCTCCGATCCGATCGTTCCGCTGCAATCCAAGTAGATGCACTCTGCCGCAGCTCCATACAGCTCCGTATTCGGTGGAACCCCAGCTAGCGTGACCCCTCCGATTGCATCGCAGTAGTTCGTGCTTGCCGCATCGCATCTTACGCAGCTCATGACATCGCAACTGATTGCGACACCTGCTCCACTTTGGTCCGGCTCATAGATCACATCGAAATCGGAGCACTCGTTAGTCCTGAGAATCGGTGAATCCAGGCTGGTAGCATCCGGCTCGAAGCAGATCGAGCTGTCTGGACGAAGATGTGGATTGGCTGTCTGGTCGATCGTAGGGGTACAGCTACCCCAATTCCCTGCCAACGAGGCGAGCGGGAACAGAACGATCAAGATCACGAGTAGGGTCTTCATGCCGCTACCTCCTGGCTTTCCTTGTCTTTGCACTTACGGCAGCTTCTCGCATGGGCAGCCGCTCCGGCTTTGCTCTTGCAAATCACGCCGCATGGAGCCGCTGTCTCTACGAAATTCGTCTTTCTACTCTTCTTCTCGGGAGATTCTGCCTGTTGCGAGAGAAGATCCAGCTTCTTGGTGAGTTCATCCAGACGCGCCTGGAGCGCAGCCACCTCTTGAGGGTCCGCTTCCTTGTCCTTTCCGAATGTGCGATCCCATCCCTCCTTGTACTCAGGAGTGGCCGGAGGGATGAAGTATTCCTTTCCGGGAATGAGAGCATTATCCATGTTGAGAGTTGACGTGCGCGGTCGGAACAGCTCGATATTCGACACATCCGGGTCGTCATCCCCCTTGTGCAGAATCCTTCGGATGTTCTTCCAGCGAAGGATCATCTCCTTCCCTTCGGCCGACGCCTCGCCTCTCCGGTATTTCCCTACCGCTCCGGGAGGAGACTTTCGCATCTCCTCGTAGGAGCACATGCGCTCTTGGATCTTCTCTCGAAGCTCTCGCTCCTCTCTCGCGAGCCTGTCACGCTGGTCGGGAGTCGTGTCAGGAGGAGCAGATGCCTCCAGATCGAACTTCAGCTTTCGATACTGTCGGTTCACCTCGCCTCGGTCTTCGATGCGAGATTTCGGGTCGTTCAGCATCCGCTCGAGGTTTGCCACCTCGCCTTTCCAGTCCTGTACCTGGCGCTCAGTGATATAGGTCGTGTTCTTAGGAATCGGAACCCCGGTCGGGTCATCGGTCGCGGCGCTCATGCTGCTTTCGTCCTTTCGTATCCGGCAAAGCCAAGAAGATCGTCAATTCCTTCTCCTAGACCGTATGCCGTGGTGAATATCCTGAAGTGGTCCGGTAGAGCGATCTGCCAATCGTGCGCTCTCTTGTAATACTCTCTCCAGTAGCGAGCCGCTGCGTCTGCTACGCTCAAGTTCTCATATCTAGGGAATGAGTAGTGATACCCGGCTGCATCCTTCTCGCTGCACCACGGGTTTCTTCCCTTCAAGCGTCTCACGAAGCTGCGAACAGTCAGAGCCATGTCTCTCTGGAGACAGATGAAGTGAGCATTCGGGAACTCGTCATGCAGGAGACCGACATAGTTGAGGATGGAGAGACCTACATTGCCTCCATCTCGTTTGAACGACTTCAGATTCCACGAGAGGACGTTTTCGTTTACATCCCAGGGAAGCCAGATTCGTTCATGCGGAACCTTCAATAGAACTGACAGGTTGTATGTCCCGCAGCGTGCTGTACCGAGTCCGAAGATCATTCGTAGTTGCAGATGGCGCTTTCGCCAACTCCTTTCTCTGACCAATCTGAGAACCGATCAGGGAACGTCTCATCGATTGGAAACGGGTGGATGTGCTTCACCTTGATCGTCGTATCAACCCAGGACTGGATTCCAAGCTCGGACATCATCCGAAGCGCGAAGGTGGCGTCCTCTCCACGAACCTGCTTCCAGGTGTCCGGCTTGTAGGTGAAGAAGTACCAGGGCTTCTTGAGACGCCTTAGATCCTCGGCGCTGAAGAGGATCGCGGCCGATGTAGGGAACTCGCATTTCTGGAGATTCCCGTCTGCCGGGTCGATCGGGACGAACTGGTTGTTCTCAATCTTCCACGCGAGCCGCTGGAACGGGGCCGTGTTCGACATGCGGACGTATCCGCGCATGGGGACCATCGCGGCCACGATCCGGCACCCCTCGTCATGCCTCTTGACCAGACGGCTCAGGATGTCTGACTCGTAGACCTGATCGATGTCCAGACAGGCGATGAGGTCAGCGCCCCATTCGAGCGCCTGCTCGGCCGCATGGGTCCGCCTTCGGGCCTGGCACCATCCAACGCCACGAAACCATCGCACCTCGCATTGTTCGGGCGGATCGATCGCGATGATGCTCTCGAACGCTTGCATGAATACGAACGAGGTATCTCCGGGATAGCAGACTGCAAGCTTTCTCATGAGACACGCTCCAAGATTCTGTTCGTCGATCCAAGATCTTCGAACAGAGACGGATGAGAGAAGTTGTCCGGAACATCCTCCTCCGTAACTTCGAATCCGAAGTCATGAACTCCGAGAAAGTCACCGATTCTCAGCGCGTCCTTGTATTCCTTGATTTCTCGCGGCTTGTCCCCGTTGTCGCAGTACAGTAGTGCAGGACCATCAGATGCTCGAACGATGTCTCTAATGAAATCGGAGATTTCCGTAGAAAAGACATCTTCGCGGTGGTAATTCCCATCTAGACGAGATACAGCCTCGACGCAGCGACCGTTCATCTCATGGAAAGGGAGATCGCTGAGCTTGTGCGTGTCGAACGTATGGAATGAGAACCCGTTGAACCAGCAATAGGTAGCTAGATAGACGGAAAACGCACCTGTTCCGGTTCCAAGCTCAATGACAGTTACGGGCCATTTCTCACTGAGAAAATGCTCTATCGTTTGAACGTCTACCCAGGGCCTCGCCATCGCGACACCGCAGAATCTATAAGGAGCATTGTGCATGAACCCCCCATTCCTAGCTGGATGCCGTGATCGGAACGACGACTCCGTGCGTATCTGCGAGGTCGCAGATGTAGTTTTCAACCGTAAGACAAGCTCCCCAGTCCACGATGGCGTCGTATGCACCACCCCCAGCAACGGTATTGTGGGCCACGATACCCGTCGCTGCATCGTCGAGATCGACGGTATAGCCATCGTCGTAGTTGCTGATGATGTTTCCAGTAATCACGTAGTCCTTGCAGGAGCTAGACCCGGCAGCGCCATCGATGCACACGCTGTTGTAGTCACCAGTGAACAGGTTGTTGCAGATCCGAACGTACTGACAGTCGTCGATCAGGATTGCAGAAGAACATCCGTCGATGTTTTCCGCCTCGAACCAGTTGTCGTGGATGTAGCAGTTCACCACGTCCGCGTAGGTTCCGTCTCCAACATCCAGCATCACGGTAAACTCGACACCCGTTGCATCGAATGTGAACAGACAGTGGTCGATCTCAATGTTGTTTAGCGCCCCACCGATGTTGATGGCATTCGCTACGGCAGCAATCGATGCGACGTGGACGATTCCTGACCATCTAACATCGCACGCAGAGATGGATACCTGCCCTGTAGTTCCTGTAGCGTCATAGACAAGCGTCGGCCTGTTATCTCCGATTCCAAGACCGAATACGCCGACTCCCTGAACATCCATCGAAATCTGGTTGTCTGTCGTCAGGCTTTCCGTATGACCCGGCATGACGATAATCTGGTCGCCGTTGTTCGCCGTGCAGCGGTTGATCGCTCCATCGATCGTAGCCATCGGCACATTGGGGTCTTCACCCCTGTTCCCATCAGAAGCTCGAGACGATCCAGAGTCCACGAAGATGCGCTTCCCAGTCGTGGGCGGAATTCCGTCCAAGAAGGGACCGAGTTGAATTGCCATTTATTCCTCTCCTTCGGGTCAGACTACGTGTGGTACCGACCGACCAAGGCCGGGTGCAGCCTCTACCCATTCAGATCCCATCAGGCGCGAGACCGTCCTTCATCTCCTTCATGCCATAGTTTCGGCGTGTCGGATTCGTTCGGCCCGGAACTCCGGGCCACTTTCGAGTCTTCATCGGCTCGGTGCTATCCTGCCTGGGTCCGACCTTACCGGTCTGGTTTCCCTTTGCCGTGTGGCTTTGCCACCGCTTGTTTCCCATCCCTTGCTTCCTTCCCGCTCTCGACTTCCTTGACGGTCGTCTTCCTACCGAAAGTCTGGAGGTTGCTCTTGACCACCGTCATGAGACGAGGAATCCGATTCGCACGAACGCCTTCGATCGTGATGACTACCGTGGTCTCGTTCTGCACTACGACACCTGATGACCGTAGACGAACCGCCAGTCGGTGTGCGCGTTTCCGTACCGCATATAGGCCCGGTACTTACGGATGAGCGTGTCGAAGTCCTCGATCGACGCGAACTCCAGCGGCACACGATCCGTCCAGTGGAGCATCATCTTCCGCATACGCGAATCGCACATGAACCAGTTGTTCGTGTCCGTTAGGTAGTTCCACTCGATTGCCTTGTACTTCCCGCTGTGGACGTTCGGGTTGTTGAGGTCCGTGTCCACCTTGCCGGAAGCGTTGATGATCTCGTAGGCTTCCTCGTAGAGATTCGGCGGGAAGATCAGCTCATCCGGGATGACGCTGAGCCGTTCCGCCTGATCTCCTCGGAAGTCCACCATCGCGATCCGGGCCGCCGCCACGGCCGTAGCCGCGAGAGCCGCCGTGCCGAGGTTGTCGAACCCGGTAGCCGTGGACGCGCCGGATGTCGTCGTGTGCGAGTTGCTGCACAAGGCGACGCCCTCCGAGTTCACGTAGAACGGATTCGCGGTGCTGAACGCGCTGTTGAACCTCTGCGCCCCGTGAGTTTGCCTCGTTCGGAACGCAGCAGCGGCCAGCCCCTTCGGGCGCGCATCGAGGATGTTGTACTGGTCGTCGTCCACCAGCTTCCTCTCAGCTTGGACGCCGTTCGTGTACTCCACAGGAGTAAGCACCGTGTCGTACCCCTGCGTGAACGAGGAGTATCCAACGGTTCCCGTGAACGCGGAGAACTCTGGTACGGTTCCAGTCTGAGACCATCTCATCGTATCCCGACCATTCGTTCCTGTCATCGAATAGATCATCGGGATCATGTCGGGAAGCTCGTAGTACTCCTCCCAGAAGATGTGCTCGAACCTGGGGTCGAGTGTGTCGGGAAAGTTTACTGAAACGTGCGGAACTGCCATGGCGTTCTTCTCCCTTTCGGAGTTCTACTCCTGGTTACGTTGCCAGCGTTCCAACCTGTCGGAACGCATGGGCGGCAGGGATGAGGAACGTGAAGCTGTTGGTTCGACCGTCCTCGCTGATTCCCCTGAGTTGCTGTTCGACAACCGTAAAGTTGTCGTTCGTCGCCGCAACGGCTGCCGCCGCATTCACTTGTGTGAGAAGCGTTGACAACGTGGGCCACTGGGTTGCCTCGGCGATCACTGTGCTCGTCTCGAGGAACGTATCTCCGACCGCGATGTTATACGGGAAGGCAATCACGACGGTATCCGCAGCCGTTGTCCGGCGATAGATTCCCTCGTTTGCCCCCTCATATCCCCAAACCATGAACTCGTCCGTGCATGTCGAGCCTGGCCCAAGGCCGGTCGTGCTGGCGATGTCCTGTGTGATGAGCGTGATCGCCGTGTCTTCCGTTGCTGATCCGGAGAGCTTCGCACGAAATACAGCATCGGGATTGATGATCGTCGAGATGTAGGCAGCGTTGTCACCACTTGCAACCTGCGCAGCGGTCGTCGTGGCAGCATCCAGGGACACTCCGAGACATCCGACGCACGCTGTAGTCGTTGCAGCAATTACGCCATCATTGTCTGCCGTCTCCGCATCAGACTGGAGCGGAACACCAGCGATAATCGCAGCCGCGCTATCGACGATGTACTTCTTGACGTGCGGTGCTCCGCCGCCGATTGTGTATGCGAACTCCATGTTCAGCCTCCCTTTCGAGGTGTCCAGACGTGCTCGTGGCGGATCTTTCCACCTTGGTCACAGATCATGGACTCGTGAATGAATAGATGAGAGTCACTTCGGTGCTCGCGACACCCGTCGCAGCGACCGATGACGCGGATGTTCTTTTCGTAGAAGTAGTGCGCGGCCTTGTAGTTGAACTTGTGCCGGCATTCCCAGCAGAGCCAGATCGTCTTGTACTGAGAGGAAAGATCGTCCATGTAGGAGCCTGCGGGTGTCCCGAACTTTCTTCCGAATGCCTCGATGTGCTTGAGCCAACTTTGACGCTTCTTCTGCTTGATACGAACTGCCCCAGGAACGGGATTCCCGTTAGGTAGGTATAGAAGCGGAGCGGTAGCCGTGCTCACGCGGCCTTCCCCTTCTTGGCGTTGTTCGTGCGGGCGCGCGTCACGACTCCGAGGAACATCTTGTCGTCCTCGGACTTGTAATTGCCTTTGCTCAAGTCGGTCTCGAAGTCGCGAATCTGGTTCTGCGTGAGGCCCTTGTGCCAATCCTTCGCCGTGCTCGCCTCTCGCCTTCCTCCACCGCCACCGCCGCTCGTCTCCTGGTACGCTCGCGGGTCGTCTCCTGAATCCGATCCAGCGGGCCGAAGACGTTCCGCATGGCGAGGACTTCCGTGCGCTTCTCCTGCGGCGAGTAGCCTAGAGCGACGAGATCCTGGAACTCCTTCTGGACGGCGATCCGATCCTCATGTCCCTCGGTCTTCACTCCGGGGCGCAAGCGGAGGTAGCCGTCGAACTGGTCCTGGATCTTGCGGGCCGCCTCCTTCGCCTCCAGCTTAGCCGTGATGTCGGCCTTGATCTCGGTCTTCAGGTCTTCGCGCATCTGGCGAGCCAGCTCGGCCTGCATGTCGGACTCTGTGATCTTCCCTTCATCCACCGCTTCTTGGAGCTGGGCATGGGTCAGCCGAACAGGGCCTTCTGGCTTCTTCGGCTCCTGCGCCTTCGCCCGCTCCTCAAGCCGAACCCGCTCGATCTCGGCGGCCTGAAGACGAGTCTCCAAGGCGCTCGCCTTCTCTTGCAGCGCCTTCAGCTCGGCCTCGGTGATCTCGACCTTCTTGGACTCATCGCTTTGTCCCTGTGTCGTGTCCGGATCTGTCACAAGTCCCCCAGATGCAAAAAGGCCGCCGGATCTCTCCGACGGCCCTTTGAAGCCCGCCATTGGGCTTACAGTGACCCACTCACTCGATTTGGCTTACCTATTACCTAAGATGCAGCCAATGTCAAGCCTACGCCTCGCTTCTCGAAGCGCACTATCTTGCCGTCTAGCGTGATCTTGCCCTTGCATGGCTTGCAGTTCACGACTAGATAGACCCTCCTATCCTCGCGATATTCCACGAGAAAACGTCCGCAAGTCGGGCAGCAGAGCCTACTCGTCGGCATATTGTTTGAGGACAAGTTTGGCCTTCTCTCCCTGCTCGATGATCTGCTTGGGAAGCGCGATGATCTGCTGGAGCGTGTCGATCTGGGCGCTGATCCGCATCTCCTGGGCCTTGTAGCGTGCCAGGTCGGAGTGCTCGAAAGAAAGGTCCGAGGCGGCCGAGTCCCGCAGAGCCATGAGGATCTTCTGGAGCGTGTCGATCTGGGATTGCAGCAGGGTGATGAAGTAGTCCCACTCCTGGCTCCCGGTGAGGATCTCAGCCGGAGCAGCCGCTTGGGCCACCTGCCGGATCTCCCGCGCACGCCTTCGAACCCGCTCGCGCCGGCTCTCCTCCAGAGTCTTCTGGAAGTCCGCCCGCTCCAGACTCATTGGATCGCCCCCGTATTAGCCCCTCCGCCGGCTGTCGGCATCGTCTCATCCAGCAACTCGTTAGGCTGGACCTGTGGCGGACCCAGCATGGGCGGCTGGCCCGGAGCGCCTGTCTGGGATGCCCCCCTCGAGTTCATCCCACCCGGACCAGCCGCCGACGCCAGCTTCTCCAGCCGAACCCGCTCCGAGACCTTCCTCAGATAGGTTCGGAAGAGAGCCACCTTGTCGGGATGGTCGAGAAATCCGAACTGCGGCGACTGCATGAAAGTCATCAGCTTGTCTAGATGCGCCTGCGCCCCTTCCATCGGGAGGCCCTCGGGAAGCTCGCCAGCCATGATCTCCGAGATGGCCTCCTCGGCGAGGATCGGTGCCAGCATCGCCTCGGGGGACGGCTTGTTGAGGTACTGCTCGGGCTTCTGGCCGTGGGCGCGTCCCCAATCGCGCGCCAGCCGGTAGATCGTGTCGGGCGTCGTGATTCCAAGCTGGATGAGCAACGGATTCACGTAGACACCCAGCAGCCGCTCCAGAGAGTCTTGCAACGCGATCTTGCTGGCGTTCATCACGTTGACCGAGAAGTCGAACTTGAAGCGCCCCGCGATGTCGTCCGAGGAGCTGATCTCCCGGTAGGGGTCATCCCCCGGCTCCCGAATGCCCTTCTTCTGCTCGGGCAGGAAGTGCTGGTTCAGCTCGTGCATCTGCTTCATGATCTCGATCCATCCCATCATGAAGCGCCGCAGGATGCGCTCGGGTCGAGCCTCGCCAGCCGACATCAAGCTCTGCATGTTCTGGCTGGTGCGGAGAGCGGCAGAGCGACCGATCGGGACGCGACCTAGCTGGAGATCCCCTCGCACCGTCAGCTTCTCCTGCTTCTGGTCCGCCAGCGTGAGGATGTTGATCCCAAACGACTGCGCCTGGCCTGTGTTGAGATTCGGGAAGAACACGTCGTTCTTCGGGTCGTTTAGCGGCATCCCGTCGCCAGGCCACATCTTCATCGTCTCGGGCTGGATATTGGATGACGGACGGTAGAACCAGAAGGGGAGGTTCCCAAGAGTCCCTGCGTCCACCATCTGATCGAATATCTGCTTCTTCAGATCGTGCATCGACTCCATCATCTCGAGGAGCCCGATCCCCTCGCGCCGACCCTTCACGGGGACGAACGACGCCTCGGCCAGCGGACGGCGCGGAGGCTCGCACGGGTACATCTCGGTCAACGGCTTCGCCTTGAGAAGGATCTGCGGCTCCTTCAGCACCCACCACATCACGTCGAGCGCGTCTCCACCCTTCTCCATCTCGTAGATGTCGAAGCAGAGGTAGCGCGTTACGGTTCGATGGATCGGGTCTTCAGGCTGCTGGATCTGCTCCTTTCCTTGGAGCGTGTCCTTCTGTCGCTTCTCCGTATCCTCGTCCTTCGACTCGCTGATTGACTTCAGCTTCTCGATGTCGTCATCGGAAATAAGGTCGTAGAACCCTGAGTTGGCGAGACGAATGATCTCGTCCACCGGGCAGTCGGAGTCGCGCAGGATGACGTGCATCGCACCGCCTGGGTTGCTCGGACCCGGTATCTGGAGGTTCGCCGTGCGCGGAGGGGTCAGAACATCCTCGAAGTCCTTGACGATGATCTTCGGCCCGTTGAACATCTCGACGCGCTGCTTGGAGACCATCTCGATCTCGCCGTCTCGCGCGGTGTAGAACTTGACCGTGAACACCTCTCCGGTATCCGGGTCTTCGATCTCCCAGTCCCAGCCTTGCTCGTCCGTCTTCGTCTGGTACTTCTTCGGGAACTCCTGCCTGATGATCTTCTCGAAGCGGACGAGCGGAACCTCGTTCTCGTCGAACTTCTTGAAGGTGCGGAACGAGACGATCCTCCTGTCTTCCCGTACCCACGGAACGAACGCCGTAAAGCATCCGTCCATGACGAAGCACGAGGCGGACTCCTCGACGGCCTTTTCCCCGTTTTGCTCGATGAACGTCTGGGTGTCGAGAAGGTCGTCGATCAGGTCTTGCTTCCCGACATCGTGTGTCTGGAGAGCGCGGGCGTTTGCTACCGGGCGATTGCTCATGACCGCATTGTGGAGCGTATCCTCCACGGCGAGCACGTCCGTCATCATGTCGGGAATCCCGATGTCGGAATTACCAATCCACACGGCCTTTCCGTTTCTTCTGACATAGATCGTTCTTGCGGGAGGTACACTGACGCAAGCAAACTCGATAGGTTCAGTAAAATTTATTCGTTCAACTTTCAGCTTTTTTACCTGCAACAATGGCTTTCTGTTCAGATGAACGATGTAAGACTTCAGCTTGCCACTAATCAATCGATTCTTGATGTATCCACCACGAGATGCTGCGTTTTCAATTACCGTCGCTCTTATTCCAATCTTTTGAGCTATCTCTTGAATCTGACCTGCAAGTTTTTCAGAAGTTGTATAATAACTCGTCGCTCCTCTGACAGTTGTATGTCCGTCACCAAGAAGCAATGTATCAAGAAGCTCAACTAGAAGAGGTTTAGAAAACCTAAGGACGGGACTAGGTATATACTTTTCGTGGCACCGTCCCAATGATCTAAACTCATCAGATAGACTCTTCGGCATAGATCTGGCATGTAATGTGATGAACTTATCATACGTCTTATATGAGATTCCAGAATTTACGATGTCCTCTTCCAATATCCGATATTTTTCAGGATTAACAGATTCGGATTGCGAGATACCGAACGATCCCGTTCCTCCTCCGCTTGAATATCCTTCGGATATATACCAGCCAAGTAGTCTCACGTATGCTTTTGGGTTCATTCCATGTATAGAGGTAAAATTCGATCCGCCCCATAGCGATGTCAACGGAATCCAACGGTTCGTTAGCTTCTCGTTTAGGAACCGTTCCGCTTGTATGAATTCGTGCTCACCAGAATCGTTTACCACAAGCATATTGTGATTTGGAGTGGCGAGAATGTCTATGCTTTTTCCGATAAAATGGACGGCTGTATCAGAGAACTGTCCTGTCCGTTTTTCAACAGGCTCGTACCGAGCTATTCCAGCTCCATTTCTAGAATAGACACCTTCTCCAACTGATACCTGTCCAATTGGTTTCCAGCCCGTTTCGGTAAGAACTTCCGTATCAAGAGACAGACAGGAGCCCGCCCAGGGCCAGTCGGAGTCTCCCGCAACCCACATGCGGAACTTGGCGTACCGCTGGAGGCGGAGCGCCTGCTCCTCGGATCGCGCGTCTTCATCCTGCGTGGCGAAGTTGCAAACACGCTCTGCGATCTTGGCCTTGTCGATTCCTCGCAGGGAGCGCCGCGTGCGTCGGATTCTCAGTCCGTCTTCCGTGAAATCGCCTCGTTCTTCAGCCATCACGATTCCCTCACTTCATAGCTACAGACGATCGTATCCGTGCCCGTGTCATCTAGACGCATGTCAAGCGACTCGTCGGTATTTGCAAGCACGAGGTCGATCGGAAAGTTCTCGGCTCCGAGAGACCCAGCGAACATCGTCGCATCAGCAGTCGATGCAGACTCCCAGACGACCGTTCGCGTACCACCGTTGTTGAACGCAAGCTGCAAAGTCCTGGCGGCACCCGCGTTGTTCTGTCCGAACACCTTGATGATGTAATAGGAAACCTGGGCCGGAGGAGCAGGGACGAGCGTCGCGTAGGTGTTCCCTGTGAGTGCTACCTGGGCGGAACGGACGGGATACTTCTCGGGCATCAGCGCATCCTCGCTGCGATACTTCGGGTTTGTTGCATGGCAGGATTCCTGCGGATGAATGGCGCTCCCGTGCGGAAGAAGCGGAACGTCGGGTCCGTGTTGAGAAGGTACTTCATCAACGTCGGGTAGTCGTCGTTCTTCTCCTTCGGCTTCTGCTTCAAGTCCTTCTCCAGGGTCTTGCGGTAGTCGTCCCAGACGAACCGCTTCATCTGCTGGATGGTTTTCGGGCAGCGGGTGCTGATCGTGATGCGCGGAACGAGCGTGTCCGGGTCCGGCTTTAGGTATTCGTCTATGCGTTTCCGTCCGACATCGGAATCGTCTGCCAGATCACACAGCAATCCCGCTGCCCGAAATTCGTCCTGCCACGTGATGCCGCGCCTTGCGCTGGCTGGGGAGCGACCCATGTTCGGGTCCATGTAGCGATGGGTGACGCGCACTCCCATCGACTCCTCCATCGCCTCGCAGAGTCGCGCGACATCTACCGGGTCTCCCTCGCACTCTCCCTCCGCGATCTGGAACAAATCGTCCTGGGGAGACACCTGCCACCACGAGAACATGTGCGGCTTGCGCGGGTGGGGGTCCAGCAACCAGACGGTCGGCCAAGAGGGATTCGGAGAGATGTCTTGTACGTGGTTGAACGTGGTGAGGGTCGATGACGAGCACTGGGAGCACTTTCCATCTACGGGGACGATCGTCTTGCCGCACGGGAAGCACCACCAGAGAGTCTGGTCCGTGAACAGGCGGTGGACGCGGTTGCTGAAGCGAATCGGCTGGCCGTAGATTCGGACCTGGCGCGTCTCGTCGCTCCACTTCTCGCTCTGGATCGCGATGGCGTCTTGATCCAGCATCGGGTTGTCGGTCGTGTAGAGATTGAACCAGTCGATGTGCTCGCTCTTGTTCGCTCCGGTAGCCGGCTCGTAGATTTCGTCGAAGATCCAATCGACCGGGATGGAGGGATCGTCGGGCCACGTCATCGCGAGGAACATGCGGCCGGATACGCGCATCGTCCGCGCCTCGTTCTCACGCCAGATCGAATAGGTCGGTGGCTCGTCGTGGAGGATGAAGTGATAATCGCCGGATGCGAAGTCCGATGCGTCCTGGTCGCGCGACATACACTGGAGAGTGGACTCACCCGTCACCTTGTCCCCACGGAACGGATCGCGGTAGAGCACACGCAGCGTGCGGTACTTCTCGGACCACGATCTCGCCCAGTCGCCCTTTAGAAGGCAGTCACGCGGAATCCATCCCCAGTGGCCCTTCTCGCCACCGGGAGCGTCCACGCCCGTCCACTTCCACCATTGCAGCTTCGGGAGGATGATCGGGTGGAGGACGGTCGTCAGCGACTCGCAGACGATACGGCAGTTGATCGGTCCTCTCAGCTTCTCCTTCGGATCGACGCAATCGCGAAGCGAGTCGGGGATCTGACCGGTCATGCACATGACCATCTCGGCTAGGCAAGCCTCGGTTTTCGAGCTGCCGTTTCCGCCACCTACACCTACCGTCTTCGCCTTCGATAGATGGATCTTCTTGGCGAACTCGGATACGGGCTTGTAGTAGAGAATCGAGTGCTCGCGCCGGTCGGTCTCTTGGAGTGTCAGAAGCTCCTGCATCGCAGCCCGGAACTCCTGCCGGTTCAGCTTCGCGATCTTGTTGGGGTCGAGCTTCTTGATGTCCATCAGCGGAGAGTCCTGTCTACGCCCTTCTCTTCGTCGATTCCAGCGCCAGCCTTGTAATTTATCGAGAAGTCTATTGCGTCGTCTAGGCTTGGAAACTGGATATACTCCTTCGTTGTCATTGCATGTCGGATTGCGTCTTTCAATGGAAGCTGCTTGAGTTGACCCGTTTTCGATTGGATGATCGTTGGGAAGACGATGTGCATAAGCCTCCCGTTTTTTCCTTCAACCGTTTCCGCTGCCATCAAGTGCGTACTGTATGATCCGTTAGGATTCATGATGATCGGAAATCCGCTTGGCTTCAGAATTCTCTGGACGAAGTTCTTGTCCTGATTCTTTCTCAGAATATCGATGATCTGCTGCGTCCTCTCTGGTGTTCTCTGTTGCTCCCTATGAGCCATTCCCGTAGGACCGACCGCGCTTTGGTCAACCGGAGTGATCCCGAGAGATCCCACCTGTTTTCCCTTCATCAACCCAAGAGCAGCAGCGAGATCACCTAGAATCTGCGTCATCAATCTAGACCCGTCTCGATCAGCTCCATGCGCTGATTGCCGGAGCGCACGTCGATGTCCGCCTCGGGGCAGTCCGCGAGAATCGTGCGGCCCGTCTCCGGGTTCGTCTGGGGCATGAGGCCCCGCCGTCTCGCCTCGAACAGCATCGCCTTCATCAGATCGGGGAGCGCCCGGCGGTCCTCTACGGAGATTCGCTCGGTCGGGCGGCCGTCCAGAAGCTCGCGCTTGTCGGTGGCGATGGCGGCGATCAGGGCGAGCTGGTAGGCGCTCGTATCGTCCAGCTTCTTCTGGGTAATCGCCTTGAGGGCGTCCTGGGCAAGGTGCTCGAACTGGCGGACGAGCACCTCCGTCTTGACCCGCTCGACCTCCATGACGACGGTCGAGTAGTCGCGCTCGAGCCGCTTCATGAGCTGGTGGGCGGTCTGCTTGGGGAGCCCGGACTCCTCGACGGCTTGCCAGATGCGGCGGAAGGGGTCGGTCCACTTGTCGATGTAATCGACGGCCTTCTCGGGGTCGCGTGACTCGATCCGGCGGTAGCCGACCGTCACCGCGTCGTCTCCTTTGGCCTCCTGGTAGTAGCGACGGACGGTTTCCCGGCTGATTTCCAGACGCTCAGCAATCTCGTCGAAGCTCAGCGGCGGGGTCTGGGACTCGCGTAGCTCGACGACCTGGCGCTGGCGCTCGGTGAGATCGGCCAATGGGAAGATTCCCCCGGTTCTAGAAAGACTGTTCTAGGACAGCCATTACAGAAAATGCCACAAGAAAGCAAGGGGATGTGGCGTTGCTTGAAAAACCGGCGTCCGCGTGCTACAGGGGCGGCATGGGAAACGCCCGCCATGAGCACCGAATGTCCGAGCTGCGGCTTCGTGATGGACGCCTGGAACAGCCAGTGTTTCGGGTTCGGTGGGTGGATTCCGCCTCGAATCGAGAGGATGCCTGATGCCGTATACGGCCGTGGTGACTGGCGGGAAGGGAAAGAAGAAGGTCGCGATCAAGAAGCACGGGAAGACGATCGCTCACTCTAGCTCGATGGCGAAGGCGAATGCGTCGATCCGGGCGCGAAACGCCGGGGAACACGGCTGGAAGCCGAGCGGGAAGCGGAGGAAGCGCTAATGCCGGGTCCGAAGAAGAAGATTCCGAAGAAACCTACGCTGCGTCAGCAAGGAGAATCGGCGTGGGAACGTCTGAGTTACAACGATCGATGGAAAGTTATCTCAGAACGGTCGAAACCAGAGAACAAGGGCGATCCTTACGGTTCAGTTTTGAAAAAGCTGGCGGGACAGCCTGGAGCTTATACTACGACGCCGAAGTCCGATATTAGAAACGCGAGAACAAATCCACCGAATGCGGCAGACAAGTGGATTCAGAAGCGCAGGATCAAAAGCCAGCAGAAGAGGAAGAAGAAGCGATGAAGGTGCGGCTGGTGGTGGTGAAGGGGTACGAGATCCCGACCGACGCGGACGGGACGCCCTACCGCCCCGGTGCGCCGATGATCCACATCTGGCCGGCGGATCTGCCAATCCCCGAGGGGTGGATGGAGCTGGAGATCGCGGAGCCGGAGCACTCCGAAGACTGCGAGGTCTGCCACGCTCTCGACGGCGTTCCTGGTGGAGAGGTGATGTGAGCGTGATCTTCCTGAATGAACCTCCGTTTTTTGCACCGGATGGCACAGTCTGGGCGAACCAGACTTGCTGGCTGGAAGCGAATCCGATTTGGAGCGAATGCGGGCTAGGGCGCTTGCGAGAACAGGTCCGTGGGCGGGTAGCCGACGCTGGCGCGGACCTTGAAGGTGCTCCTCTGGCGGCGGAACCCGAGGAGAGCCAGGGGGTTGGGGGATAAACCGCACAGGCCAGTCGTAGCGTGCTGATGGCCTCCCCAATAGGCAGCACGCGCCAAGGCTCACGGCGACGCGATCACAAGCGGGAAGAGCGCCGTGAGAGGGTGAGCCGGGGCGAGATCCCGGATGTCATCCTCCCCCAGCGAGGGAACCAACCTCGTGGATCGGGGCCAGGCGAGAAGACCTCGAGATGGCTCGAGGCGCGTCAGAGCGGAGGGAGTAGCTACCCACCGCGAAGCTGCTTTTCAGCCTACGCGCCTCGCCTTCGAGGGTGATCTTCTCTTGCCTGAATTTCTCTCGTCCGCTATGGTCCGCGACTAGAGGAGACACGCCATGCGCCTGAATATCGTTCTGCTCGCACTCGTCATTCTCACACTCACTTTCGTCGTCCTAACTGCCCGATCCGCCTCATGTAACTGGTGCGTCGCAACATTTTGCGGCAGCTCTAGCGAGTGCCCAGGCAACTGCGTCTGCGCGATTCCCTGGGGCAGCGCAACCGGCCATTGCACGGGGTCTCAATGAGTGACACGCAGATCCTCCACATCTTGCTCGGATTCGTCATCGGGTATGCCGTAGGCCCGATCCTGTTCGGTATCGGGTATGTCCTCTGGTATAAGTGGAAAGACCGCAAGAGATGATTCCCGGCGGCCTGGGTGGCGGTGTCGTCTTCGCTCTCACCTCCGCCGACCACCTGGGCCGCTCTCTCGAGGAGAACCATGCCTGAGTTCTACGCCACACCCTGCGAGAGCTGCTCCACCGACGACCGATCCGTTATCCACGTCGGAGATACGCCGTGCCCGGTCTTGCAGGAGAAGTGCGATCACGTTGTCGGAACGTGGACAGAAAACGAAGATGGCACCCTCAAAGTCCCTTTAGAAGACAAGAAGTTCCGCTTCTGCCCAGACTGCGGGAAGCGCCTTTTGTGATTCCAGAATCTACGACGAACCTGCTTCCTACTATCTCGCATAATACTAGCTTCGCGTAGCATCGAACTACTCGCTAATCGCGCGATCTAACTGCTGCCTAGCAGACAACAACTCCTGCACGATAACAACTCGCCGCGTACCGACTAAACCGTCGCGAAAACAGCGCCTTTGCAGATTGCGGTGTAAGCGCGGGACCGGAAGTAATCTCCGCGAAATGTCCGAGATCAACCGCGATTCCTAGCGGACGCGCTTTTGGGAATTCGGATGTGTCGATGGGACCCCTTGGCCCATGCCCACCGACCGGGGGGTGTGCCTGGTGGGTGCCGGTCCACACACCGCTACATCTTGTGCGTCACGCACGCGACAAGCGCAACATCTAGTGGTGAGGTGATATGGCAACGAGTCGCGCACACGCACGCACGTCGCTGCTCGAGCTGATGCGCGCCCGCTCGCTGCGTAGGATGCGCACCTACCCGATGCCCAGCGTGCCAGCTCGCTAACCCAACGCCACACCTACGCTTTCTCAATGCGCGTGGCCGATTCGCCCCAATCGAACGCGTCTACTTGTCATAATCAATCTTATCGGACGTAACTTTCGGGAATAACGCTTTCACGAGCGTTTACGCACACTTGCAGAATCGTAGGGATTACAACGCGGCGAAATCGAGCGAGAATCTAGCCGATTCGCCACGCTAGAACCACGTCGGTGCCCCAAGAGCCAAGATAGGTGCGTGAAATGACGCACTCTATGCAAGCTACGTGCCATAAAAGTAGCTTTCGAGAAAGATTTGTTTGCGAACACGTTCGCTTAACACCGGTCCCCCCTCTCATCCATCCGTTCATCCTGATTCCCTGCTGTTAAGTGATCGCGTGATAACTTTCTCGCAAGGTTTCGGTACGGAAGCACCCTACCATCCGCTTCCACCTACGATAGGAAACATTCGTATCCGATTAGAAACTCAGTCACGCAGCGCTCGAGGATGCTCTCTGCGCTGCGATCTGCTCGGGTCGGTGCCGTGGGATCGGTCTTGAGCGGTTCGCCTGTCGTCTATCTAGGGCTGTGCTAGGCTCGCTGCAATTCCAGGCGCGCTATGCGGTCTGGAAGGCTGCGACGCCTCACCGGCCGGGTTGTCTAGGATAGCGGGCGTTGCCTCGGCGGGCGGTTCTAGGCAACTGGGGCCGCCCGCTTCACTTCTGGGGCGCGGGGTTCCTAGAGGGCGAGAGCGCCCGACCGCAAGCCGGCGAGCAGGCTCGCGCATCCCGCCTCTTGCTCTCGAACAGCTCCCCGCATCGCGCGCAGCGGCACAGCCATCCGACCCGCACGTCGATTGTGCGGGCCTCGAGAATCGGCTGCGGATACGTCTCGGCGCTCATGGCCCCATCTTCCTAGCACACGTCCGAGAAAAAATCGACCGATCTACGAAAAAAGCGCTCAAGCCCCCTTGACTGCCGTCCGATCTCTTGTATCCTGAAGTCTGACAATCAATGGAGGCCCCAATGTACAGAGACGCGATTCGGGAATCGGCGGCGCGAGCGGGCTATGCGGGTATCGACCCCGCGTGGATCGAAGCGTGGATGCGGCTGGAGAGTGGAACGCTGGACGCTCTGTCTCCGCGCCAATTCGACGCCGAAGTAAAGGCTGCAATCGAATGTATCCAAGCGAGCAGCGAGGCCGACAATCGCGCCCTCGCCGCATCGTTCGGTCTGTAGGGGGCCCCAATGTCAAACGAGATCAAGCGCGAACGAGAACGGCTGGACCGCGCATGGCGCGACCTGTATTCGTGGGCGTGGTGGGCTCGGGGATTCGGCGAGGGAACAGGCAGTTACAACGGTCCGTCGCTCGAAGCGTGTGAGCAGCTAGCGGAGCTTCGCGATGCTCCGGCAAGCGAGCTGGTCCGCTGGATATTCGAGAACGTCCCCTACTATTACGAGATGTCGGATGACCGCGCCCGCTGGAGCGCTTTCCGGGAAGTTGCTTGGATCAACTGGAATCAGCGCCAGCGCGAATATCCGTACGCGCCAGCGGGTTACTCCGAGATACTGCGCGAGTCATACGCCGACTGACCGCTCCCGTATCCCCAACGCTGGTGGTATCGGAGGGGGATAGGGGAACAGTCAACCAAACCCAATTGAGGAGAGAGAGTCATGCTGGTTTCGAAAAGTCACCTTTCAGTTCGTCACGGCGCTTCGAAGGATGCGTCTCGCTACAATCTCAACGGCGTCCGCTTCGAGGCAGACGGATCTACCGTCGCCACCAACGGCCACCTGCTCATGCGGACGCGAATCGAGCCCCAGAGCAGTGAGGAGTACCCCTCCTGGGATGGCTTCTCGGCACAGTCGGACGCCACGCTCGAGCCGTTCACGCTCCCCCTGGACACAGCGGATTCGCTGGCGAAAGCGGTCAAGGCGAACGAGAAGACGCGCTCTGCGCGCACGATGCCGATTCTATCGAATGCCGCACTCGACGTAGCGGCCACGAACGCCAACGGGAAGGCCCGCTTCGGCGTGACCGACCTCGAGAGCGGTCAAGTGATCGAGGGTCGGAAGGTGGAGGGAGACTTCCCGAACTACCACCAGGTCATTCCGGCCCCCGAGAAGTTCACGCGATCGGTTCACGTCAACGCAGGCTATCTCGCGACGATTCTGAAAGCCGCGAGTGAGTTCGGGCATCATGGAGCGATCAAGCTGGAGCTTCAAGACGACCCGATGTCCCCGATCCGCCTCAGCGTCCACAATCCCGACATCGGTGACTTCGAAGCAATCCTGATGCCGATGCGAGTCTGACCGCTCACGTATCCCCTCGACTCGACATCGACGGGGATAGGTGAACGATCACGAGGAGAGAGACATGGGAAATCGAGCAGTATTCGTGCTGGAATCAATGCCCACGGTGGGTATCTACGTTCACTGGAACGGAGGGCCGGAAAGTGTTCTCGCGTTCATAGAGGCCACGAAACAGCGCAAGGCGCGGTCCCCAGGGTCCGATCCTACCTACTGTTTCGCGCGTCTTGTCCAGACGACGGCCGATTATTTCAATCGCGGAACGATCATGACGAACGCGGAACTGACTTCGGTCGGAGTGGGGCCGCTGGACCAGCTGGACACGGACAACGGGGACAACGGAGTGTATTGGATCGCGGACGACTGGAGCATTTCCAAGCGCCAGCACTGTGGCGGGAACGGCGGCCCCCGAACGCCGGAGAAGCTGAAGAAAGAGGACCGCGAGAAGTTCAACGGCATCGTCGAACACCTCTTGAAGATAGACGCGGCGCGGGAAGCTATCACGGACTGACTTCCCGCTAATTCCCTCGGGGCCTCGCCAGCCCCGAGCCATTAACGGAAAGCGCCCAGCGCGCAGAGGAGAGAGAGCATGAGCGATACAAAATCGAAATGGATACCGATCAAACTGGCCCCAGATCGGAAAGTCAGGTGCCCTGTAAAAGCTGGTTGGTATCCCTACCGATGGCCGAGTGCCGATACAACATCCGGACCCTTCTCAAAACGGGGTGCGGAAGCGGAATGCAAGCGGAGAAACGGAGAGAGAGCATGAACGAGCACACACCGACACCGTGGGCACATTGCGAAGAGGTCAAATACCCTCACCGATACGAGGGGCATGCGATCCGTTCGGCCGCTGAGGAGGAAGTCACCGAGGGGCTCGGTTCAATCGTTTCCCCAACGGTATTCGGGCGCGGAAACGCCGAACGAATCGTCGCCTGCGTCAACGCCTGCGAGGGAATCGAGAACCCCGCCGCGATCCCTCGGGTTATTCAAGCCCTCGAAGAACTGGTGGCGGAACGGAACCTGCACGGGTGCCACGAAGACTTGCCCGAAACGCTGGGGCTAGAGTGGGCGCGCGAAGCCCTCGCCGCGCTCCGAGGTGACAAGTGAGTCAATCCACACCGCTGAACTGCTGCCGATGCGGGGAGACGGAAAACCTCGTGCAAGACAAGGCAAGCGGGCGCATCTACTGTGACTGGTGCGCCGATGAACTTTCGCGAATCTGCTGGGGCGAACCGGCGCGAATCGTGAACACGTCGGGAGAGCCGGTATGACCACAGCAGCAATGATATTCTCGGCCGTCGCGGCGGTAGCCTTCCTCATCGCGATCGCGCTCGAGGCTCTAGGAATCGACGATTAACAACGGAGGTAATACCGTGGGTTACTGGAACACACTACCCAGAAGCGAAAGGATGATATTGAACGATTTCACCCTAGACGTATGGGAAACCGGCGGAGGTGTGTTCCGCTGGACAACATGCGATAATACGACGGGGTGTTATGCCGGCGGCGGAATAGCGGATAGTTGGGAGAACGCAAAGACGGACGCTATCGCGGACGCATTGAGGACTAGGCCCGATGACGATTGAAGCCCGCATCATGGGGACCGCGATCCTAGTCTCGCTGCTCGTCCAGCTAGCCCTACGCTGGCTGGCGTGAAAGGAAAAGAAAATGAGATGCCCGAACAACTGTGACGTTTCAAACGATCCGTATCCGTTCTATTACCCACCGGGATGCTTGATTAGCTTCGATACCGGTGGACACCCAGAACTAGGCATCATGGCCGATGAAAACGGCAAGCTATCTGATACATGGACAGACGGAGTGCGCGGATGCCCTGGATGGGAAGACGACGGATGTATGCCCCACTGTGTTGCATGTCATGAGGAAGCTGTTCACAGCTAGGTGAGCGGGAACGTAACCTCGCTGCACCGAACGCGCAGGCGCTTCCCGCGCGAAGCCAACACCCGCGCCCACAAGCGTGCCGCGCAGGCAGGACAGCGGTACATGCGCTTGCCGTTGCGGATCTTCCAGCGTTGATGGATGTCTCCCCCGCATCCGCAGCAGAGCGTATGCCAATCGTACAGGTGCCCTACGGGTAGCTTCTCACTCATGGGGACCGTCTTCCTCCACTGTCAGCACGAAGTGCTCCGCGCCCTTCTGCGCTTCGTGCCAATGGAAACTAGGTTCGCCGATCACGTCGGGCGAGTCGTCGCGTATGACGCCCGCCCCATGCGAGACCACGCGCTTACCCTTGCGCATGTACGCCCGCTCGGGGCAGAGACCGTCGATCACCGGCTTGAACGAGTGCCGCAGATTCATCCGGTCGGCGCGCTTCGTCGCGTACACATCGACCAACACGCGCGCGCGCTCGAGCGGAGCACGGGGACGCTTCCGCCCCACCGCGTACTTGACCCAGAGCCGCCAGGTCTTTCGATAGGCCGACCGTTTCCGCCAATGCCAATTCTCGGTGATATTGGTCGGCGTGGGCAGATGGTCACTCCGAATCGTCAGCCGATACCCCATCACCCCACCTTGAACATCGTTTGGCAGTCTTTCGGCATGACCCAGCAACGAATCATGCGGCGTTCGTTTGGGAAGTATCGTATCGCGTCCATGAAATCCCGATTGTCGATCCCGATTGGGATTGCCTCGCCCCCATATTCCGCATCCGTCTCGCTGATATAGTTTCCCCATGAGGCTCCGCACCGACACGAGCGTTTCTCGTCTCCAAGCCGGAACATCTCAAGGCATACTTCGCAGATTATCAACTTCATTGCTTCCCCCTCACCACCGCCCACAGCCCCGCCACGCAGACGACCCAGAGCACGCACCAGAGCGCGTCAATCGGGCTCATCTTCTAGCCCGGCAGCGCGTCGGTTTCCCTCTCGTAGATAGGCAATATTCTTCAACCAATCGGCTTCGACGATCCGATTCTCACCGTTGATTCTGATGTCGAGATTGCACCAATGCCACTCGCGCCAAGGGAGTTTAGAGACGGGCTCTGTTACGCGCTTCCAGTCCTCCAAGTCCCGCAGCGCATTCTCGGCTTCGAGGCGGAAGCGCCGGGCGTCGGATTGGGCGTCCTCGCTGCGGTTCGCAACCCGATACATCGCCTGAAGAATCGGATCTCCGTCATCCAATACGTGATGGAGATATCGGATCACGGCCGTACTCACTCACCGCGCTCTCCCTGCGCCAAGGCGCGAATCATCTCAGCCGCACTCTGATAAGCCGAACTGGTTACAGACAGCGATGACGCGCGAGAGGCGAGTTCGCATCGCTGCGCCGCTTCCTCGAACGCCTCCGCGCGGGCTTCGCGAATTTCATTCAGGGTCAGCAGATAAGTTTTCATCTGATATTTCTGATCTACTGACGCTTGATTTGCGATATGGTTTGCTATCTCCTCAGCCTTCCCCATCGCTGTTCTCCCCGGCGGCTAGTGCTTTGTTATATCCGCACGTGCAGCCACGTTCGCGACCCTCTTCCCAAATCGCGCACATGGCAAGGTGATCGCCGAACTCATCGAACGCCTCGCGCGCCTTACGCTCCCGCTCCTCCGCCGCCCTCAGCTTGGCCTTCGTCTGCTCTAATTCGTCAACAACGTCGTCAAGGTCGCAGCGGCATTCGTCGTGGCTCTCCCCACATTTCTGGCAGGTGCAGCAGTTGCCATGTGTCGGAGTGCGAATTCTCTGCCACTTTCGTGTTTCCTCACGAGACTCCCGCAGCTTGGCCTCGGTCTCGGCGAGGCGGACGCGCAGTTGTTTTACGGCCTCCGAGTTCTCATGCCATTTATCGATTCGCAGAACCGTCTCTGCAATAGCAGGCTCGACCGCAAGGCGCTGGATGATCTCGGAAACCTCGTCAATGCTGAACCGCCCGCCGTATTTATAAGTCTCATAGACTCCATGTGCCGCCGCCACAGCCCCCGCGCTTGTTTCGCTCATTTCCCAAGCCTCCATCCTCGCCGCCAAATCGCGAACCAGTAGCCCATATAGAAACGATATCCTGAGCGGAAGCTGCCAAGGTAGTTGGCGAGCGATCGGACCTTTTCGAAGTCGTTCTCGTGAACGAACGCAGACTCGGCGTCCGAAGGAAACGCGGAGTAGTCGCCGCGCCGTAGGGTCCAAATCGGAGACTTGACACCTTGCGTCAGGGTCCACTCACGGCCGTCGTAGATGACGCGATCTCTGAGGTTCGGTCGAGGAATCCATCGGAGTGACATCCAAACGATTCGCAACCGCCAATAGACCCCGCGTAGGAAGTTCATCTACTTCTCCTCCCCGCAGCTCGAGGTGTCCCGCTCGGCGGAGAGTTCGCGGTCGCAGGTCGCACAGAAATATTGATGGCTGCTCGGTTCGTCGTACTCCCAGGACGCTCCAGTAAGTCTCGCCGTTGTGCGAGTGCGATTCCATTCATGCCTGACTTGTGCTTCAGGATGATCCGGGCAGATGTAGGGAAGGTCGCTATCCGTCATGCTCCACCTCCTAGCAACACTTCGGGCTGAGAGTCACGAGCGGATGCGGATGCATCTCTAGCGACCGCCTCAACGCTTGAGCGCGTTGCCGAAACTTCCGCTTGCCCTCGTCGCTCGTCTGGTGGACTTCGCAGAGGTAGTACCCATCCTCTGTCTCGATCGTCGCGATCTCGAAATCCCATGGCTTGATGTAGCGCAGCCGCAGCTTCCATCTACCCATGCTCCACCTCCCGCTCGGAGGCTATCCTCGCTTTGGCAGCCGACAGGATTCCTTCGGTTGTTACGGTACAGCGTAGCCCGAGAAGCGCAGCCAGATCGAGGAGAAGCCCATCAATACGCATCTGTGCGCTACCCTTGTGAACGAACTTCGTGCCGCACACCGGGCAATCTTCACTCATGCTCCAACTCCCTCTCGGCCAGCCTCGCCTCGATGCGGTCGAGGCGCTCGCAGATTTCGGCCGTAACTTCCCACAACTTCCAGACAATGAGATTCACATCTCCACCTTCCCGGCTCCATGAATCGCGCCATCCGTCGGCACTAACTCGTATCTCGCTAGATTTCATCACTCCTCCTCTCCCGCAGCGAGGGCGCGGGGGGTCAGTCGTTAATCAAGCGCAAATGCTTCACTCGCGGCCAGTACAGCTTTGCCCCGACCGCCACCAAGTAACTTTCGTGCTTCCGGCTAAAACCGCCGCCAAGCTTCGACGGACTGAACCCACGCTCTGTCAGGTGGGCGAAGTCGTCTGTAAAACAACGCCTGGCCCAACCGCACGGCCGCTCTCCTGGATGCACCACACAGATGATTTCTCCTGTCTTAGTCCTTGTGAACCCACCAGACTGCGAAGTCCACTTCACTCGATCCCCAACCTTGAACTCCATCACTCCCCCTCAATCCGCCAGCCGGTGCGCGCCTAGCCGACGACCCGGATCATTTCCTCACGCTCCATCTGACGGATGTGCAGGTCAATGTTCTCCTCGGTGATCGGAATCTTCTTCCACGCCCGCTGATTGATGAGCCGCAGCCGACGCTCCGCAAGATCGCGCGCCTCGAGATACGACATCGCACGCGCCTCGTCGTTCTCCTGAATCCGTTCCGATCGGACCTCCCGACAGGCAGCGAGGATGACCGCAAGCGGAGGCACAGTTCGCTGCTCGCGTGTATGAAGGATGCGCTGGGCCGCCTCAGTCACGGTCTCCGCGTCGAATCCGAGCCGGCTGACCTCGCCGAAGTAAAGCGACTTGATCGCCTCAGTCACCCCGGTCGGGAAGGCGACGAACAGCAGCGCCAGTGCCATCCCCAAGGGATCGGGTTTCTGCTCCATCGGATACTCTCCTCAGCCAATCGAAGGTTTCGTCTTCCTGCTGCTGGGCAAACGATTTCGGAGGGGCCAGCTTCTTGCGGTTCATCGCCGCCCTGAGCTTCGGCCACTTCTCGCGCAGGGACTTCCCGCTGCGGATGACGACCTCGTAAGGCTGGCCGAGGTTTTCTGGCCCCAGGGCCCACTCGACTCCTGCGATGATGTCGGCTTTCCACTCGCGGCCATTGGCATGGAGTTCCGGAGCCTCGCGAACCAGCCGAGAGATTTCAGCCGCCCAAGACTCGCGAGCCCTGGGGCTGATCGTCGCTCCCGGCACGTCTCTCAGTCTCGCTTTCAAAACATCGGCACATTCATAAGCATCAGGAGAAATGGCGAAGCGCGGAGCGCGAGCACTCTTCTTCTTACTGGTTTCGGACGCGTTTTCGGACGCGGACGCGGAGGGGGGAGTTAAGGGGTCGTCATCGCCCCTAGTTCGGGAACGGAACTCTTGGAATTCCGCGAACTTAGGCCATAGGATCACGGTAACGTCGCCGCGATGTTGGACGGACATCTCGGCGATGTCTCGCCAACGTTCGGCCGACGTTCGCGCGACGTCGGGCCGACGTTTGCCCGATATCGTCATCAGGTCGTTGATTCCGATCTCGGCATAGCCGGCCTCATCGTGGGGAATATCGTCTCGTGCCCAGCGTTGATTGAGGTAAGCCATCAGCCTAACAAGTGACGCTAATTCATCGTTAGACCACGCTTTTCTCAACACCTTATCTGCTACCTTAAAGTACCTCTTACGCTGGGTCGCCACCCCGTTCTAGGCCCCGAAACGACAACGGCCCGGTGAGCACCTTTTGCGTTTGGGGACGCAGGGCGAGGCACTCACCGGGCCGGAATCAAACATTTCGCACTGCGTCCCCATGACCCCCATCATTGCAGATCGGAGTGATTTGTCAAGTCGATCCTGCCGTGCCTCGCTCCGCCATCTCATGCGCCGCCAATCTCCTCCGCGTAAGGACAATGCTCGCCAATCCTGCCTTTCCATACCCGACAGCCATCACGCACCCAGCCTCTCCTGCCAGACCATGAAGAACCAACGCAACCCCCGACTCGCCACGAAGTGCCTTGCCGTTCCTGCCGAGCCCGACCTTTCCCGTAGATCCGCTGCCGGCAACACCTAGCCCCTCCGGCCCATCCAAACCGATCCGCGAGTGGCTGCCGCTCCACACCGCAACGCTCCGCCCATGCCTAGAAGATCCGATCCTGCCAAGCCGTCCAAGCCGCTCGCACGATTCCGCGTCCTTCCGGTTCCAGCCTATCCTGCCCTGCCTCGCCCAAAACGGCGTGACCTTCCCAGGCGTTCGCCTCCGTGCCAATCCTGCCCAGCCGCGCCGAAGACATCCTTGCTGCCCGCTCCGCGCGATTCGCTGCCATACCCCGCCTGCCGGTGCGTGACACTCCCCGCCGGGACTCATACTGCCCGTCCCATCCTGCCGATCCGGTTCGCTCCTGAACAAGCCGCATGATTCCCCGTCCAGCCCTCCCGGTCCTGCCAATCCAATCCTCGAACATCCCTTTAGCTAAGACATCAGGCGGCTGCTTGCTCGATTCCGACCTCTCGCGCCTTCTCGTGAACGGCTGAGAAGATCCCAGCCAACTCCGTCAGACTGCGATAACGCGCCTCCAGACTCAGTAGTTGCGAGAGCGCCTGCTTCAGCACTTGCCGACGGAGATCCATGTCGTCGAGTGCTTCCTGCGTCGGCTTGTATCCTCTCTGCTTGTTGATCGTCACGTTCACCATCGCCGGGGCGCTCCGCCCATCCTCAAAGACAAGCGTGAAGTTGGCGACGAGGTTGCGCGCCTGATCCCTACGGAATGCCTCCGCAGCCTTCGAATCGTCCCACTCGAAAGCCTTGTGCAGCGGGTTCCGCTTCGGCCGAGCGTGATCGACGATGGCCTGCGGTGAGGCGAGTCCGCCGTTCGCAGCACAAACCTTCTGGATCTCCTCCCACGCCTTGTCGGGATCGACCTTGTGAACCTTCGCTAGATTCTCTTTCCAATGGATCTCAGGCATCCTTCATTCCTCCAGAGCGGGCCACCTGGAAACGCCCCCACTCGCCGCCCTTCTCGGGCCTCCACTCCCCGAGTCCGCCACCGAATCCGGCTCGCTCGATCAGATTGAAGACCGTCTCGGCGTTGAGCAGATCGGCGTCGTAGGTGAGCCGCAGATTGAGAGCCCACGGGTTATATTGCGGCCGGTAACGCAGATCGGCCGAGCCCATCCCGACGCGAACGATGTCCTCCCTCATCAGCGGAGGAGCTGCATCTAGCCGCACCAGACCACCCTCGTCTCCCTCGATGAAGAGGGCACGCCGCACGGAGACCTTCGAGACACCGAGATCCTTATGCGCCGCCTCGGTGATCGACGCCTTGATGGCGACGACCGGGATTCCGTCGGTTCCGTCTGAGAGCCGGTAGCGCGCGGCCTCGAACTCCTGCTCGGGCTCCCGCTTCTCACGGATGCGCCGCTTCCCTCCCTGCTGATTGGCGAGAAGCTGCTCCTTCGCCTTCGAAGACCAGGCATGGACCACCAGGGGCGTCAGCCCCTCGATTCGAACATCAGCCCGTTTCAGGCTGAGCTTCCGAATCAGAACGGTCGTCTCGTCCTTGCGATACTCCTCAGGTGTCTTTGCTTCGCTTGCTTTCGCTGCCATTTTTTCTTCCTTCTTGTTTGCGGGGAATCCCCCCCCCTCTTTCGTGAAAACCGTGCCAATCCCGACCAGACCCCGACCTGCCAATCTCACCTGACCTAGACTGTCCGGTCCATTTCGAGGTCATGTCCAGAACCATGAGGACAGCGCGCGACGCTGCCGCTTCGCCTCGCGGATCGCCTCGCCGAGCCGCTGGAGCGCCCGCTGCTCCTTCTCGGCGTCGGCTGCCAGGTCGCGCTCGAGGCGGGCCAGCTCGCGCTGCCACTCGGGCTCGGGCAGGCTGATGTCGAGGACGCGGACGATCATCGGGTCTCCCGCCTAAAGAGAGGCATTTCTCCCACGAGTCGCTTCTCCCAGGCGGATTTTCGCATCTGGTAATGCTCGCGGGCCTTGACCGTTCTGCCAGAAGTCTGATGGCTGCTCCACCAGCTCTGGATTCCGGTCTTCTTCAGATCCCAGCCGAGGGCGCGCATCGAAGCGCCCGATTCGTCATCGAGCGTGTAAGTGATGATCCTTTCGAAGCCCATCTCGCGAGCGATTCGCGCGCAGGCTGCATAGAGGAATGAACAAGCGTTGCGGTGCCCGTTCGTGGCGCAGCGAACGACCTCGCAGGTAAATCCATCGTCGCTATTCCGATTCGGAGGGCGAGCGACGATCGCCACGCCGACGAGATCACCTTCGTCCGTGACGCTCCCGATTCGAAAGAAATCGAGACCAGGAGGAAATTGTCCGTGATGCCGATGGTACTCATCGACGTATGCGTTTGCGGCCTTGAGGGTTAGCGGAATCACATGAAGACCCCTCACGGCAGCCTCCGAATCCCCGGGCAGGTCAGGCAGACCTTGAGCCAGGTCATGTTGCGCTCCGCCGGCCGCTTGCCGTGGGATTTCTTCTTGGGCCGGCCCCGGCGCGCGTCCCGCTGGTTGATGCGGCATTGCTCCTCGCTGATGCGGGCGCTCATGGCGGGGCAGGGGTAGAGGGCGGGCTCAGGCACGGGCGATTTGACCTGCTCGATCCGAAGTCCCGTCCTGAGCGATCCTAGAGCGTCTGACGGGCCTTCTAGTGGCTTTCCGAGCCCGATCTCGCAGCCGCAGGCAGCGCAGGCAGGTGACATCGCGCCAGAACCGAGAGCCGAGGTGCCATGAGGCGATTCCGCACCAGGGCCGCCATTCCTCGAAGACGTATCCACCCCACCTGAATTCGGCACTCTTGTGGATCTTTCTATTCCGCCAGGGGCTCATTTTGTTCTCCGGGCTGGAGCGGTATTTCACGCGGAGTCCCCCTCGGGGTGGTCACGGCGGTGTTCCCGCAACCGGCAATTAGCCGAGCAGAAGCGTGCCTTCTCTCCCCGTGGGGATACGAATCGTTTGGAGCATGGCTCGTAGGAGCAAATCGTGCCCGCGTACTCGCGCTTCTCTGTGATGGTGAAATACCTCAGGGTTCCGTCGTCTCCCCGAACTGCGATCTCGGCTGCTTGAGCGTCCATGCCAATCCTTTTACCGAAAAAAAATATCGCCCGCAACCCTAAAGTTTGACTTGCGCCCAGCTGAAACGTCTTGTAAGGTTGGCGTTGCAAGGGGGAACGAAATGACCAACGGAAAGAAGCCGTGCGCATGCTGTGGTCGGATGGTTCATCGAAGGCCTCGTTATGGGAAACTCTGCTATCCGCACAAATGTCAGCACGGTCGGTCTTGTCCGGGAGGAGATCCGCTCACGGGAGTTCACGCAAACAATCCGCGCCCGGTGAATCTTGGTGGGTGCCAGGAATGCGCCAATCGCGAGATTGCCAATCGACCCAGTTAGGAAGGAGCCCGCCATGCCGAACCCGAAACGAGAGCCGACGCCTAGCCCGTGGTCGTATGAGTATGACAACAGCGACACGGGTGCAGGCCAGTGGTTCAAGATCCGAGGCCCCAACGGAGAGGATCTTCTGTGGTGGCCTTACAACTCCACCATCGAAGAAGCCGAGGAGCATGAGGCCAACGCCCGTCTGATCGCGGCGTCGCCGGATCTGCTGGAGGCTTGCCAGAAGGCCCTCGGTATCGCAGAGTCGTGGACCTACGATCAACTCGATGGAACGCGAATGCTAGACAGCGCACTAAAAGGATTGGAGTCTATCCGCGCCGCCATCGCCAAAGCCCGAGGAGACTCCGATGCGTAAGCCTATCCGACCCTACTGGAACCCCGAAGACCTCGACGACCGCGACCCGGATGACCCCGACGTTTGTGGCTGCACGACGGACGCGGAGTGCCCTACCCACTTCGCCCGCACGATGTCGGATGTCCGCCGCGCTCGCGAGCGAGAGAACCCGACCGACTACGTGGCGATCGCACGCTCCATCCACGCCGGAGCAGACACGATGGTTCCAGACTCGCGAATGCTGCTAGAGATTTGCCACGCACTCATGGAGGTCGTCGAAACCCGACGTGTCGCGATCAAAGTAGTCGATTGGGATGGGATGGACCGACAAAGATGCCCATCCCTGGGATGCTGCTCGCGCGCACGGTGATTGGGGCGTTCTTCGAAGAGATCCAGCACGCGGATCGGGTGCTGGCATCGCTGACGCGGGGGAGGGGAGACCGATGAGCACGCCGGATGAGCATTTCTCCGCCCTTATCAATAGATTGAACGAAAACCATGATGACAACAGGATTGATCGAAATACGTTCATCCTGTGCCTAACTGAAATCGCTATCGCCCGCGAACTCGTCGCCCAGCTCGCGGATGTCGCGAAGGCGATTCGGGAGAGTCGTGGAGGCAGTGATGATCGTGGATAAGAAAAAGCACCACGAGATCAGCGTGATTCAGGTGAGAGAAACAGGTTTCTGCATTCGGATCGACCACTCTTTTAGTCATAGCACCTATCACTCTTTCACGACTGCGCGAGCCGCAGCGAACCGGATTCGCAGCCAGTTGATCGCGTGGGAAGACGATGACCAGGAAGCGCGAGGGGAGGGGTGATGCGCCTCTCCCTCATCCTCACCGCGATCGGGTACACGCTGCTGCCGTGGCTGCTAGGCCAGTATCTCGTGGCGGCGTGGCTGGCAGAGCAGGTTGCGAGGTATGGACGATGAAATACATGAAGCCTGGAGCAATCATCGAACTCCCTGATGGGCGGCGCGGAACGATCGTCTATAGCTGGCTAGATGGGTTCGGTTTCGTCTGGGGTGAGAGAAAAGTGGACCCGACCGACTTACCCGAGCCCGAGGCCATGCTACGTGAGGAACACCTAAGTTTGCGTCTCGGATGCCCTTGTATAGGGGAAGACTTCACGCTAATCCGAGACGGGTCGTTCGAAGAGTGAGATCGCGAGGTACGCGAGGTGATTTCGAAATGTGACTGGGGCCGTCGCAGCGGTCGGGAGCCTCAGAGCCAGAATCCTGCGATGGTCGGAAGAATGCCGGCCATGAACGGTATCGGTGGGAGCCAGGTGGTGGGAGCCTGGCCCAGTCACAGTTTTATGGACGGAGCGATGTGGAAGGACACATGCTGCCGGAAGATGCGCAAGTGGCGATGAACCGAGACAACTTCGTCACGCTGAGTCCGGGGCTACGTGGGTGTTCTCGGATAAACCACGAGCCGGTATCGAGTCCGGCCTCCGTCCAACCCTGTCTCGCAGCATTTCCGCGCAACGGCATTCGGGCTTGGGGTCGCGGTTGCTGCGACAATGCCGGAAGTACCGGCAGGGGGCGCACGGTGTCTAATTTCTCTTTCTCGCCGTGCGCTCCCTTTTGTTTCCCGAGCGGTGAGCGGAACGAGGAGATCCGATGACGAATCCTGAAGTCATAGACGCGACCACGGGCGAGCTGATCGTCGCGCCGTCGCCCGATGCGTTGACCGAGTTCGGACGCGATGAGCTTGGCATCGAACGCGCCAAGGCCATCGCGAACCGGCTCGACTCCATCATCCGCGAGAAGGATCTCGCCGTCCGCATCGGTGACAACGACCACCTGCGCGTCGAAGCGTGGTGCGCCTGCGCCTCTCTTTGCGGCGTCTCACCGCGAACCCAGTGGACGCGACGCATCCCCGAGGAAGGTCCGCTAGAGGGCTACATCGCCCGCGTGGAAGTCGTGCAGATTGCAACGGGCATGGTGATCGGAGCCGCTGAGGCTGGATGCTTCATCGATGAGGAAGAGTACAGCCGCCGCAATCGCGAGTGGTACAAGCGGTGGGTCAAGAACGACAAACCGATCCAGCACTCAGTTCTCAGCATGGCGCAGACGCGGGCCACGTCCAAGGCCATCGGGCAAGTGCTCCGCTTCATCCCGGTGCTCGCCGGGTATGCCGGGACTCCCGCCGAGGAGATGCCACCGCGCGACGAGAGCGAACCGATGCCGCTGGAGAAGCCGGGACCGCAGAAGCCCATACCGGAGCCTCGACGCAAGCTCGCAACCGATGCCCAGATCAGGATGCTCAAGGCCGTATCGTACAAGCGGGCTGAGGAGTTGATCGACATCTGCGCTGAGATGAAGCACCCGCTGAAGCATCAGGACAAGGACAGCCTCGCAGCGTCGATCCGAAAGCACGCGATGATCTCCGTCGGTACGAAGTCGGAAGATATCAAGGTCGATGAGATCGACCCGCTCAAGGCTGCGATCGAAAAGGCTGAGGTAGACGATCAAGGCGAGACCGTGATTCCTGAGAAGGCGTTCTAGCATGATCGGTCCCGGCGAAACGCTCAAGCAAGCCCTCGCGCGAGTCGAGCGGCAGATCATCGCGCTGACGCTGTTCCAGCATGGCGGGAATCGGGCTGCGACGGCGGCTGCGCTGGGAATCGGGCGCGAGGGGCTGTATCGAGCGTGCATCAGGCTCGGGCTCGAGCCGCACCACCGCAAGAAGTCGCTCGCTGCGAGGCGGGTGCTGGACCAGATGAGATGAGTCACCCCGACGATTCCTGCTGCGTCAAGACGCTGACGCGCGCCGCGTCCATGCAGCCAATCAACTCGGAAGCCAGGGCGGATGCGTGTGCGGACAAGCATGAGGCGTACTACCTGCTCGCCTGGGCGCACTTCCAGCATGACTTATTGGCGCTGGCCGATGAGTTGCGCGTGAGGGAGATGCCATGATCCGCAAAGTCAACCTCGGTCTCGCCATCGCCGTGGCGTTCCTGCTCGGGTTCATCGCCCTGGCTGCGCGCCCCGCGTGGCCCCAGTCCTACCTCGACGACCTCCGAAACGCTCCGCAGCACAAATGGCGCTGCGCTCCTGCCACCGGGCCCGTTACCGGGTACATCTGGGCCGTCTCTCTCTTCCCGTGCATCGAGTGGAAGGAATTCTTCGCTCTCACCCCAGACTGCGAGGTGACGCTTCCGGCAGGCCCGAATGACTGCGTGAAGGTGCGCGCTCGCCGAGGCTGGGGAGAGGAGAATTACGGTCCATGGAGCGAGGTATCGGCTACGCCGGGAACCCCGGTCTTGTGTGAGTAGCCTACGCTCGGCGTGAACGGAGGGAGATGCGAATGAGCGAGCCGATGAGCGCGGAGATGCCTATGACGGGAGAGGATATTGTCTACGAGGCGTCGAAGGATTCTGAAGGGCTGGCTGTAGAGGTGCCCCTCCTCATCGCCTTGATAGATGACGCTATCCGCCAAGCCGAGCACGCCGCCGCCGAGAAGGCGCGGGAGGAGGACGTGCTTAGGACTGTTCAGCGTGAGCAGCGTTCGTGGGTCGCTCATAATTTCGGTAATAGACCAAGTTATTATCCGCTATTGGGTGCGGTCGAGGAACTTGGAGAACTTGCTCATTCCCATCTGAAGCAAGAACAGGGCATTAGGATGTTGGAAGGGCATGAAGAGAACGCGAAAGATGCTGTTGCAGATATAATCGTGTTCCTCTGCGACTACGCCTCAGCGCGTGGATGGGATATTGCCGAAATTCTCAAAAAGACCTGGAATGAAGTAAAGCAGCGAGATTGGAAATCTGACCCAGAGACATCACATCTTCGCGCGCTGAAGGAGCGGCATGAGTGACGTAAAACACTACGAGAAACGTGAATGTCCTAGATGCGGACTGCCGCAAGATGGGTGTCTCAATAAGGCAACCGGGGAAATGATCTGGTGGCATGATGAGGATGGGCAGACCAGAGACGGTGATGCGTGCGATCTAACGGAATTGCAGGAGCGCCTAGATGACTCCGCCGACGAGATCCGCACTCTCCGCTCCCGCCTCGCCGAGGTGGAGGGCGAGCGGGATGCGGCGCGTGATGCCGGGGCTCGTATTCGGGCAGACGAACTCGAACTCACATTGAAGCGCGGTCGAGAGATAGGTATTGATACCTGTATTTCCAAGACAGAGGAGTGGGGAGGACAGTACAGTTTGCTGCTTGGAGATTTTAGAGCTTTAAAAGATACCGATATAGAACGAAACAGATATACGGTATTTAGGCAGAACGAGAAACTCGTTATGGCCTTCATGAAGGCGATGACGTGTCCTCTTTGTTCACTCTGCGAAGACGCAACAGCAGAACTCCGCGCCGCACTCAAGGAGCCGAGATGATTTCACACGGAGAGATGATTATCATAATGCTGCTGCTTGTACACAACTGGTTTTCAATACGGATGCTTAAGCGTATGGTTGAGACCGACAAGGAGCCGAGCGATGGCGAAGAAGGTTAGGAAGCCGAAGAAGCCGAAGGAATTCACCATTGACGGGAGAAGGTTCGGGGATCTGGCTTACCTGAGATGCGGAGCTCGTATCTGCTCGGTCTACCTTACGCTGAAAGAACTCCGTAGACTCCGTGACTGGCTCAACCGCGCGATCGAGTGGATGGAGCAGCAGGACTAGCGCATCTCGTCAATGCCTTCACAGTAAAGAGCCCAGCGACCAAGTTCGTGCTCCAGCGCTGGGCGGCCCTTGATCGCGTCGCGCGCCTCTTCCCGAGCGGCATCGCTCCAATGAGGGCAAGGTGGAGGCTTCCCGACGTTGATGCTAAGGCAGCCGGTCGATAGCATCGTCGCCAGTAGGAACAGGCTCAGCCATCTTCTCATCAAACTTCTCCTGCCGTTGGATCACCTTCTCGACCTCTTTCAGATCGTCCTTAGCGACCGCCCCGCTCACCAGCTTGCGATAGACGAAGTAGGCACCCCCGGCTACCAGCAAGCCGATGACGACCCACATCGCGATCGGGCCTAGTGCGGCGGTCACCTAAAGCGATCCGTCTGCGCCCTTGAGGCCAGCAATCGCAGCGCCGAGCAGGCCGATCGCCACGGTCATCTCCTCACCGCTGAGTCCACCACCGCTCATCCACTTCCCGAGCAACGTAGCCATGGCTCCGATAGCCGCTACGAGCCCCCCAATCGTCGTCCACTTGTTCTTCATGCCAAGTCTCCTATGGAATCCACGTGCCCGCCGCCCAGCCGGCCGCGATGAACGAGACGAAATACACCAGCGAGTCCAGCGCAGGGTCTAGCCATTCTGGAGCTCCGGGCCAGAGTAGGTGCGCGCCAGGGTGGTCCGGATCGGTCCACTGGCGGTACTCGCGCCGCATCCAGACGGCGAGACTGCCGATCACGAAGACCGTTGCCACGGCGAACCCGGTGCTCCCGAGGCCCCAGCCGGCCACGAAGGGGAGCGCCCCGGTGGCCCCTCCCCAGAGGGCGTGAAGGGCCTGATCGCCTAGCTGCTTCTTCAGCTCAGACTTCGCCATCACACCACCTATAGCCCAGAACGCGGCTCTTGGGGTAACGGGCCACCCCCACCCGGTTCCCCTGGTTCCCGCCCAGCAGGACGATCTCGTCCCCTACCTCGTCGATCCAGAGGCCCACATGGCCCTTCCACGAGTCCGGGCTGCCCCTCCAGAGGACGCAGACGCAGCCGTACCGGGGCTCCGTCAGCGGCACCCCCCAGGCCAGCCAGGACCGGGCCGCCCGGCTGTCGGTGCCCTCGAGCCCGGCCTCCTCCATGCAGGAGTTCACGAAGGCGGAGCACCAGGCCACGTCGTCGCCGGCCCCAGCGGCATCGACCGAAGCATGGAAGCGGAGAACGTCCGGGCTGTCCGCTGGGCCTGGGATCTCGCCCACCCCGAGATACCTCCAAGCCACATCCAGCCACGGAATATCGCTCATCGGGTCAGCCTCTCAGGCAGGGCCTCGTCCACGCCCCAGACGCGGGAGACGTGGATCTCGACCGAGTACCGATCGGACAGCTCAGCGCAGGCCGTGGCGATTGACCCGAGGGCCACGATCACCGCTGCGATGCGCTGCCAGGTCATTTCCCTGATTCTCTCCTCAACTCCTGCAAGTCCTTCAGCCCAGCCTCAGCACGAAGTACCTGAGACTGGCAGATGGAAAGCTGCTTCTCGGATGCCCGCTCGATGGATTCGATAGTCTTATCATGGGCACCGCGTATCACGTCCTGAGTCTTGATGAGCGATTCCCGAGTCCTGTCGCCGTCCTCGAAGATCGCATCGCGCGTCTGGTCACCTTCATCCCGGATCGCGTTCTCTAGCTTCCGAACAGCATTCACGACATCGGCTAAGGCCGCCTTGCCGTTCTTGCCATTCCCATTTCCGTTCGCACGCTTCTCCCGAATCGCTAGGTATCCCTTGTGACCAAACAGACCACCGAAGAACAGCCCGAGGTACTCTAGGCCGCGCTCGACTAGAACCATGTGCTGATGGATGCTGCTCGGGTCAGGATTGGGCATTCGTTCTCCAATAGAGCGTCTCGATGAGGGAAGTCAGGTCGTGCATCAGCGGGCTCCGATCTTACCTTGCAGAACGAGGTTGGAGATCGCGTTACCTGTCACGAATGACGGAATGGGAGCAGAGAGTTGGCAGTTATAGGGTCCAATGGATACGTCATAACAGGATGTTGGTGCCGTTGCCCCACCGCACTCTGGATGAATCGAATACTGAGGCATTGCAAGAGTACCCGCCGTGTTATCCCACGGCTCGTTTGCGCCATCCGATGCGTAGCTGTTCGTATCGAAGAACGTCCATCCAGAAGCATCTCCCGCGTCCACTCCAGCCTTGTTTGTAGCAGCACCTCCCTCAACGACGAATGTGCCGTCTTCATAGACGCCCTCTACATCAACCGTCACACCAGTCGTAACATCGGTGCTCGTGTCACGGATGCTAGCGACAGAGAACGTGTAAACCAGCAAGCCCCTCGCGAATAGCGAGAATGTGCCATTATCAGATGACCATGAGATTCCCCTGCTCCCGTCTACCATTGTCGTATCGAACAGTTTTATGTTCATCGCAGAGCTTGCCGCAATCACAGTCGATATCGCATCAGAGGTTGCAGTATTCGATCCTCCCTTAATGGTAGTCCTGCATGTCGTAAGGTTGATCGTCTCCGCTGCACCACTGGAGCTTAGAGTTATGGTCCTCTCGCTCTCGGCAGCAGCGGCAACTACTTGCATGTATGGACCGACGATAGTGGTAGATCCGGCGTCTTGACTGAGCACGGTAGCCGTACCATTCAGATTCCCTTGACTGAGAAAGTGCCCTTGGCTTATGAGCGTATGATTCCCGGAACTTGTAAGCGCTATCGGAGAACCAGACGCACCGTTCTGTTGGCCAGACATGGAACCATTGATGTAAATGACATCCCCTGTAACGTGGCTGGTCAGGCAGTTGTATGCCGTACCTGCTGTATTGTGCTCGTTGTTGCAATTCGCATTCAAAAAGACGGTATCCACGTCGTTCTGCTGAATAAATGCATCGCCAGGGCAATACTGAACGACAACATTTTGCAGGGCTGCAACTCCGAGGTCTCCAACATTCCCCCATGAGAAGATTCCCAAGTTCGCACCAGCAGCTTCTCGCGCCTCATTGCAATCGAAAATCGGAGGGTTCTCGTAGGACTCCCCCTCCCATAGTTCGCACAGCTCCCCAGCCGTACAGTCCATGTCGATACGGTCTTCCCAGCCGGTTCCGAGGGTATCTGTCACTCCCGAAACAGTACCGGTAATCCGATTATCTATCGTGATAACCTCGTCCGCTGCTTCTGGGTCTGTACCAGCTCCGCTTACTTCCCTAACAACGATGATTTTGTTTTCTGGATCAACACCGATTACGACACCTACATCTGCACCAGCGTTCCAATCTACGCCTTCTCCTACCTGATACCCATAGTTCTCCGCCATCGTCAGCACAAGCGGAGACCACACCTCACCAGCCTTAAACGTGCAGCGGGTGTATTCGAGACAGACATCCTTGGCGAACCCGAGAGTCTGACACGGCTGGTCTTCGGTGCATGGGTTCGAATCACTTCCGCTGTACGACGAGAACCAGTAGTGGTTGCGGAAATTCTCGTTCGGAACGGCAGCGAAATACTTCAGGTCGTAAAGCTGCTGAAGTACCTTCTCGCCGTCCACTCCGCTGGGCCCGCGCTTGATGACATAGCTCGGCAAGAACACCAAGCAGATTACAGAGAGGAGTAGGATTGTGAAGCGTCGCATGGTGGCTCCTATTGTTCCGAGACGGTAGGCCCGTAGAACGTGGCCGGCCGTAGAGATTTCGGGCGCTGAGTAGAACGCCAATCGTATTCGCTGGCGTCGAGGGTTCCGGCTCCCTCTGCAATGGCTATGGCGAACATCTGGGAGACGGCGTTGATCGCCTGTTTCGTTCCAGGCTTGAACTTCCCTCCAAGCGTCGCCCACTTGATGAACGCCTTGTTCTGGAACAAGCGAGCGGCGAGATCAGGTCCGACAATGATCGCTGCGATCCCCATTTTGCTCATACCTGCGCTATGTCCGATAACAAGGGCACCGGCCTGACCCCATGCGCCGGCCTGTTTCAACTGGATAAAGATGCGTCCAGGAATTCCTTGACCGATATCACCCTGGGCTATGATGTTCGAGCGGACGAGAGTTCTTAGCCTTTGGATCTGCTCAGGAGAGAACATCTCATTCATCACTGGATCTTTGATGCTACGAAGTCTGTTGGCAAGCTTCTTTGCTACCAATTCCTCCGTTTCTCCAGCAGACTTCTCTAGCAAGTCGAACAGAAACTCTCCCTGAATGTTCTCCCAGAGTTTTTCATCATTGATCGTTTTTCTGACTCTCCTGATTACCCTGGGATCTGCGCTCTGTAACGCCCTGAAGACGGATTGCGGCTCGCGCTTTGTCAGCGCCTTAATAATAGATGAGTTGTAGACATCTGCGCCTTCCTTCCAAAATGCGTCTGCTTTTCTCCAGAGGTCGTAAATATCACCGCCTGCTTCCTTAGCTGCTTTCTCCATCGCGTCGTCGAGAACCCCTGCAAGTTCCTTACCAAGAGCCGGGGCCTTCGTTGAGATGAGGGCTTGAGATTGCCTACCGATACCAAGAAACTCAGATCGAATTTCGTGAGCCAAAGCAAATGGAATCTTGTTCTCGAATCCGAATTCCGCAACTCGGTTCTTTACCAAACGAGAGATCCTGTTCGCAGCGGAAGGATCAAGCCCACGCTTCTTTGCTTCCTCGATCCTCTTCAAGAGAGGTTCTATGTCAACCCCTCCCCTTGGTATCTCTCCGACAGTCTGAATTTCCTTGCCTACAACTTTCTTTACTTTCCGGCTAGGCAGAGTAGCAACGGCCTCATCCATCTCGTTGTAAAGGGACTTTCCTGTTGCCTTCCAGGCATCTGCGCTTTTTTCGATTGACTCTCTTGCCAGATCCTCTATCGCCTCTTTAGAAGCTGCACCTCGGAATGTATCGACAAAGCTTTTAATCAGACCTTCGTAGAAATCCTTCACGTTGTCTACGTTCTTAGCAATTTTTCCTCCTCCCAAGAATGATGATTCTCCGATTGCCTCCACAATGTCGAATAGGCGATTCTTGGAAGCCCTTCCAACAGACGGTGACAGCCCAGCCCCGAGCGCCTCTTGGACGTATTCTTTCCCGCCTTCTACCAAACGCCCTAGATGACCAGCACCCTCGGCCAGCTTCCCAATAGCAGGACCGATGACTCCCTCTCCTACTGCGGCAACAGCACCGGTCTTGGCTGCTCGCGCAACCGGAGATTCGCTCGGGTCGAAGGTTTCGGATACAAGAGAACCGGTCGCCTCACCGACGGCAGCGGGGATCATCCTCGAAATGGCCGGAGCGGCTTTCGACAGAATTGGGATTGCTTGAGGTATCCTAGATGCGATTGCAGGAGAAACGGTTCCTCTACTTGCAGCGACAGCTAGAATCCCGAGACCTCCCTCGATCCCGAGCCTGGCCCAATCCTCCTTCGTGAACCCCTCCCTCTGCATGTCCAGTGCTTCTTGCGGAACACCGACTCCAGTCTCGGGTCCAGTAGTGAGATCCATCTCCGGAAGACCGGCATCTCTCCACTCGTCTTCTGTGATCTCTTCCCACGGCATTATTCAGGCACCCATTTTTCGCGCTTCTTGGTTTCTGGATTGATTCGATACTTCGTCTCTGGAGGCTTCACGGCTCCAGTTATGAGCCACGGATTGATCTTGTATTCCGTTGCAATTGCTTCGTAATTCTTGACTCTTCTGGCTTGGCCGTCCTGGGCGGCGTTCCTAAGTGCCTTAATGTTCTCAAACACCTCTTGGACGAGATCGGGTGTCGCCTCTCCTGTTTTCATTCTCTCGATATTCAATTTGACTCTATCGAGATAACTCTGGAACCCTTCCGTTCTGGCGAACTCGCTCTCTCTGACGACAGATGTAGGATCGATCGTCCTTTGGAACATGACATTCAATGCCTGCCACGCCTGCTTAGACCCGGGTCCTCCAGAAGCGTACAGATTCACAGCTTCCTGTGCGTTCGCGAATGTCTTCTCAATCGCTTCGTAATCCTTGCTCTGCTTCTGGAATTGATCCTTCAGAGACAAGACGAGATTCAGCTTGGGACCACTGTCCTCTGCCTCACTCTTCTGCTTGATCTTGATCTCTCCAGTAGTCAGGTTCTTCTGAACGATGTTCCCGAAGTCGTCCTCGTAGGGATCGCTGTACTTGTCCTTGTACTCTCGCTCAAGCTCCTTGGCTGGGCGCAGCAATTCCTTCTTCTCGGCAATCGGCTTCGTAGTAATCTTGTGCTGTTTCGCCCAAGCCGGGTTGAAGTCGAGCACGTCGGCTAGGTCATCTTTCCCGCGAATCTCGAGCGGAGACTGACCACGCTTCTCGCGCAACTCGTCGGTAGATGTGATCGGATCACCGCGCTTCTTCCAGTAGTCGAGCAGAGAGTCAAGATCCTTGACCTCGTTCGACTCGGGGTTGAAGAACTCGCGGCTGCGGTGGATCTTGAAACCCTTCTTTGCGTCTGCCGACATGGCTGCTGTAGCAATCTTCTCTGGGTCTCCAGAAAGCAACGCTGACTTCATTCCCTGAAGTTCTGGAATATC